TGTTCAACCAGTTTATCATACTTTGCCTGAGTCGATGTACCATCTGTCTCAAGGCGTCCAACCTTGTAGCTAAGGGCTGCAAGATCATAGACCATCTCCTCAAGTTCGCTTAATGTCTTTGTCTTCATCATTCAGTTTCTCTAAGGTCTTCTTGTGCTTTTCATTTACCTTCTTTGCAGAGTTAAAGATAGCATCATAATTTTTTTCATATTGCTCTCGGTCAACCGGACGATACTTATCGCCCTTGCCAGCACCAGTAGTATGATCTCTTTTCTTAGCTTTTAGCCACGGTTTATTCTTAGACATATTTATCCTTTGTAATTAGATAACCCCAACCTCTTGCTTTAGCAGCTTCGACTACTGAAAGCTTAAAGTGTATTGCATCATAGGCAATCAGTTCTCTTCTTGCCTGATCTCTTTCGTGAGTGACCCACTCTAACTCTTGAACAGCTTGAGCCAGAGGATCGTCACTCACCGTCAGTTACCCTGTACTTTTGATTGTTATGGTTAGCTTCCAGTTCTTCCCCCAACTCCACTAACCGATCCATAGTTTTCTTGCTCTCGGGGAGTAGCCATGCGTTCTTACCATTGTCAAAGCAATCCCATCTCCACTTCTCAGCAATCTTTTGAGGATCTGCGGGAGACAGTTGCTTACAATACAAAGCTCTTACCTCGTCGCGCTCGACGCGTAGTTCCTTGATATACTCAACTACTTGATTAAAGACATCTTCAGTCACGCTAAATTGCATGAACCGATTCTTGTAAGCCAAGAAGCGATCAAGGATATCTACACCATTTGAATCTCTATCAGGCATTTATAATCTTACCTTCCTCGTTAGAGTAAACGATTCGATCAAATACATGGGAACACCAAGGCATGCAGAACTTGCACGGCTTAGCCATTCCCAACCTACCTACTGTTTTACTGAATCGAAAGTTATAAAGAACCAGTTTATCTTGTGGTGTCTTTATTTTTCGGAAGGCATCCAGCTCAGAGTGGAGATACGGATACATGTACCCATACTCAGCAGTCTTGGGATGCGTCTTCCAGTTATTAGTTCCGACAGCAAGCAGTCTATTCTTTCTGACGATCAGCGAGATATGCGCTCTGTCTCTATCGACAGTCGATGCAATATGCTTAGCCAGTTCAATCCAGTGTTCCATTAAGAGCCTTCCAAGATATCGGGAATGCCTCGGCACATGCCTCATTGAGACACATGGCAACCTGTCGGCATTCATTCTGGGCATGGGAATCAAGCCGCAGCTGGCATACACGGGCAAAGCCGTACAGAGAACCCGTCCAGTACCACTCAGTCATCATAGACTGAGGAAGCACGGCACGGGCTTGCTCCGGGCATACACCGTTGGCAAGCATTAGATTGTAGGTCAGCATACAGTAACGCATAGCATCCTCAAAGACATCCTGAGACTCCAGAGGATCATCGATCAGATCATCCATAGATCCCTGCTTCTTGTTCTCAGCCTTCTTTCTCCAGTTACCACTGGGATTCCAGAAGGTGGGATCATAGTCAACATAGCGGCGGCTTACCTCATTCCAAGCAAACCCGACCTGATGCTTCTGCAGCTGTCGGGCAACAAAGATGGGAGCCTTAATTCTGAATTGCAGAGTACAATGAGCGAAAGGACTCCAGTGATTGTGCTTTGCCAAGTACTTGATAAGCTTGCTGTTCTGCTCCTCTGTGTAGTTGGCAGCTTCTTTGCTGAACGACACTCTAGCAGCATCGACAACCGTGTTGTCTGTTCCCATCTTGTCGATCAACTCAACTGAAATATGTTCGTACATTGTTCTCCTTTTGAAAAAAGGAAAGGGGATTTCTCCCCAATCCTTTTAGGTATTTACTTCTAAGGTGAAGTAACCATCTTCACCCTTGTCAGCCCACTGCTTGGATACATGAAGGGAAGTTATCTGGGAGTCATCCTTCCAGATCTTTCCGTTCATGGTATCCAGAACAGCCTTGGCAAAGTTGTCGATATCTGCCTTCGGCCATTCCCTCTCAGTAGACTTGGGACGCTTTACATATAACTCAATACTTACTGCAAGTTCTATGTCGATAGCCTCAAAGTCCTTACCGATGGTATCCCATACGATCTCTGCTGCTTTCTCTCTGAACTCCTTGTAAGTACCTGTATAGTAAGCACCCCATTTACCAACCCGTGGTCTGGATGCAGCCACGGGATTGATATCAAACTTCCAATTCATTAGAACGGAAGGTCTTCATCCTCAGTCTCTTCAACCTCAGCAACCGGAGCCTTCTTTGCGGGAGTCCCGACAAAGCCACCATCGACTGCGCCAAAGCCACCAGTGCTAACACCTGTGGTATTGTTGGCATTCTTCTCAACAATCTGAATGCCATTGAGATAGACTGAGAGACTGTTATCACGGGCGACAACCGCAGGGGCAAGCTTCAGACGAACCTTGTCTCCACCAAAGGGTACTGCCTCAGTCTCCTGAGCAGCAGAGTCAACGCAAGGGAACTTGCCATGCTCAACATGCACTCGGCTCTTAGCCTTGAGTGTCTTGACTCCATCCTTTTCCATGATACCATTGATCTTCTTAGCACCAGACTTCTTGAGGATATCAGCAAGCTGCTTCTCAAGATTCTTGTCAAGAATCACGGTAATGTTGTGATTCGCAGATGCCTCACCGAAAGCGGTATCAGGCTTAAGTAGATTGCTCCACTTAACCTCAAGCACTTCGGTAACAAACTGCGGCATCTTCTTCATCTTCTTGTTATTAACCATTAGTGGTTTCGTCCTTCTTCATAGCGTCAGTGATCTGAGCGACCTGCATATTGAGGTCGTTAACAATAGCACTCAGACCGGAAGCAAGTCCGCTGAGATACGCAACTACGCTATCGCTGCGGATAGCAGGAACCATTTCCTGTGCGGGAGTAGTAGTAGCAGAGGTAACTTCGCCATCAATTACTTCGTTCGTGTTCATAATTTCTTTTCTCCTTTCTGATATACAGTATATCTGTAGCCCCAACCATAGGGATTACTTAAAGACTCATCATTTCAATGTAGGGCTTGCCGTCAACGACAACGCCGCAACTAATCACGGGCTTCTTGATATGGTCTTCGCCATACTTCATGGCAAGATGCTTGCGGTCAACACCACATCCAACATTCATGCCAAAGATTGCATGAAGCGGACTAACTTGCCAGTTGATTCCGGCGCAAGAATGGTGATGACCAGCAACCACAGAAATACCCATACCCTTAGCAGTGTTGAAAGCAGGATATAGACCGCCACCCCCAACGCCATGATAATAAAACACATTATCAACAGTGTAGTTCTTAACCCATTGCCAAGTTGTGTTATAAATTTCATTGTATGCCTTGATATAGAAGTCTGGAATACCAGCATCAGCAGCAAGTCTACGAACTCGCTCGTCGTGATTGCCGATAGTCACGATCATATTCTTGAAAGAAGACTTCCATTCCTTCACGCACTCCATAGCCATCTCGTATTCCTTGACAGCACCGGGATGCTCAGGATGCTTCGTATGGAATGAGATGCAATGGTGGTCGATCACATCACCGATATGAACAACCTTGTCACACTTGTATTCCTTCTTGACATCCTTCACAAACTGCAGATAGCCATCAAGCACTGCGGGAAAGTGAGTATCTCCAATCACTAGGATTCTACTCACTTGCGCCGCCTTCGCTTGAACTGATCCTTCCATTGCTGTGCAATAGATGGCATGTTACCTTGCGGTGCATAGACATCAAGCTTGCCGTCAAAATGATCCTTCTGTGTCTGATTCCATGAATCATAGAGATCACCCCAACGCCAATGCTTTCCGTTAAGCATCTTGTTCGGTTTCCAAATCATCGTCGTTATCTCCTCCGATGTAAATATTAATGTTCATATTAGGCTGTGGTGGAATGTTTCTGAAAGCAAACTCAGTGTATGCTGCATTCAAAAAGATATCACTGAATGCTTCAGTAGCAAACCAGAACGACAGCTTCTTTCTTCTCTTGTTAGACAGAGCCAAGGCGGTGAACATTTTAACCGCCTCCTCCATGTCACCTTCGCTGCAAACCTTGTATACCTTGCTCTTCATTGGAAGAAGTACTCGGCATCAAGCACATTATCCATGTCGAATACTCCGACTTCGGGAACATCCGGCAGCTCCATGTCAATGTTATTCATAAGTTCAGTCCGCATATCAGCCAGCAAGTTAGTGCTGTGCATTCTGTGGAACTCCTCGTTAGTATAGACTCGCATCAGATTGACATCAGGTGCAGGACAGCCATACGAATCATGGATCATGCTGTATTGTGTAATACCAGCTTCCTTCATTCGCTTGATGGTAGACCACATATGACTCGCATCCAAGGAGTGTATGTAATTTGGAGAGATAGCCAGATTAACTGAGCTTCCATCTATTGTTTCCTTATCTGGAGCACCGAAATGCAGCTCCTTCATGTCGAACAGTTTGGCTACTGATCGTCTAGTTAGTATCTCATAGTACTGGTGGACAACCTTAAAGCCACACGGCGTAGTCCACTCAACATTCTTACCGACCTCAGAGAACATATCAGCTACGACCTTGAGCCAAGCCTTACCCTTGTTGGGTTCGATCAATGTACCCTTGAGGGCTTGATCAATAAAGGTGGCAAGCTCCATGACTGCACCAGCAATCTGGTCTTTGCCTACCCAATCAAGATGTCCTTCGGTCTTGCAGTATCGGCGGATACCATAGAAGGTAACTCCATATGGATCAGTCATAACCGCTCTCTTCACAACAGACCTATCAATATCCCCTTCCCAATACTCAAGAAACTTGGTAGCCCACCGCCCCTTATTACTGTCTTCGTCCTTAACCTCAGTCATTTTGTTGGTCATACTATCTGCAACAAACTGATATAGATCCTGCGGCTTTTCTGTCTGAATCAGATTCACCTTCTTGGCAAGCACGGGGTCACGCATAAGCGCAGCCCAATGCTGAACACCATTGCAGGAACCATCCATCTGCACGGCAACCTGAGTCATACCATCAGTACGACATAGATCAAACACTGCAGCAAGACGCTGAAAGCTAGGGTTCTTTTTCTTTTTATCTGATACCCATAGCTTTCTAGTATCGTATGGATTGTCATTGATCTGCCGCAGCATAGCCATGTTGTCATCAACCCACTTGGCTCTGTCTGCAAAGGGAACTTTGTCCTGATCAAACAGATTAGCGACATGTACCTTAAGCCAGAACAAACCATTAGTTGTCTGCTTCCTTGGCTCTGCAAACATGATCAACCCACGATCAAAGTCTGAAGCTTGTGGCGACAGAAGATCACAGGCAGAGTTAGCACGACCACGGAAGTCACATGTAAAGATATGATAGAAGAACTTCTGCGGGATCATAGACTTGGCAAGCTGAAGCCTGACAAGCATACGACCACGGAGCTGTTCCTCCTTGTACCAATTGCTGTATGCCTCTTCCTTCTGAGCACACCACTTGGCTTGCTCTTCCTTAGTTCCATTGGCAGGATAAGGCTCAGCAAAGTCAAAGGCAGAGAAGTCATAGGCAGGAAGATTGGCATCGCGTGTATTGTTCTTGAAGAGTGTTTCCATTACCTCAAGCACACGCTCGTTGATAGTCCACTCGGTATGCATCATCACATTAAGACCGTCGATCACGGTCTGTGATGGTGTACTACCTTTTTGGTGAACCTTCTCATCCCACATGACATCCTTGAACTTCTGAACCACAGGCTTACGAACATACGGCAGTACATTACCACCGCTGCTGGTAAGCGTATGCTCAACAGGAGGAACGATCATTGGTCGATAGAGCAAAGCTGCCTTGGCAATGACATCCTTGTGTCGCTTGTGCAACTCTTTGAGAATGTCATCAGTAAAGGTAACAACCACACGCTCAGACCAACGCCTACCCGTATGCTTGCGAATGTTCTTGAGCTGAATAATCTCAGACATCTCAGCGATACGCAGCATATGATGACCGAAATCCTCACGCTGCTTCCTATTAAAGTTCTTCTTGTTAAGCGTACCCATCTTGTAGGCAAAAGCCTTGCAACGCTTGGGCGTCCACTTCTTCTGATAGTGTGACTGCTTTGCCCAATCCTCACGGAATTGTTTCTTGGCTTGCTGATAGGCTACGATCTCAATGACCATCTCGGAAATGACATGGGCAATATGCTGAGCCGTAGGCAGAGGGAACAGATCTCCCTCATACTTACGCTCCCAGAAAGAAGAGTTGAACCATTCAAGAATCAAGGCACGAACGGTAATGTCTGCCATCTTAGCAGCACCAACGGCAAACAAAGGAACAGCCCACTCAGGAGTCTTTCTATTGCTTGAGATAGTATCAATCCACTGCTGATAGAAAGGTGTCAGATGGATCACACATGCATCAATCAAAGTCTGCTCTGGAATTCCCTCATCAGGATTAGCATTGTAAGCCTCCCAATACTTACGCTCGGAAAGACAGAGCATGTCTTCTTCAAGAACTACTTGAAGATTATTCCGCTTCTCCTTCTCTTCGTTCGTCAGCTGATTCCATAGTCTCGTCATCAATGTCCTCCTCGTATGACTTTAGGTTATCGACATATTGCTGACAGCACCAACAGAGTTGCTCATAAGGTTCTGTTGAAGGGCGACAGTCGCATACATAACCATGTTCTTCGCTATAGTAGTTTCTATTCTGCTTCATGGTGTAACCTCAAACCAATGCGGAGTATCGCAGAACTTCCAAGTGGCAAGTCTTGCTTTCTCCTTCATGTAATAGTTACGGTACGCTACGACAGGATCGGGATCTTTATACTGATCAGGCATGGCTTGAGCAAAGGGCAAGAGTCCAAGGTCAAGAATGGTAGGCTTATTCTGCCATGCCCATTCAATGACCTCGGTGCTCTTGTGTATCTTATTGTACCTGAAAGTATACTCCCTTGCAAGTGCGAGTCCATGCCGCACAAGCCAATCATAATTACTAAGACTTGATCTAGTCCAGATAGCACACGGATGATTATAATGAGTACGCTTATAAGGCGCAGTCTCATGGGCTGAGCAAAGAAGCTGAGCCGTTTCAAGAACCATCTTCACAACATGCTTGTCACATTGATACTTTGCTGCAAACTCTGGGCTGTTGTCAAGTACAAAGATATTCATTTAATCCTCGTCAGTACTCTCTTCATACTTAGCCATAGCATTCTCAAGCTTGCTGCACAAATTAAAGAGATCGTTGATTAGATCCTTATGAGTAAGCTCTCCATTAAGCGTCATATCCTTTGTCTCATAGAGAGTAAACAACACATCATCAACCTCAATAGCAAACTCTTCGGCAATCTTACGATAGTTAATAGTAGTCTTCTTCTTAGTAGCCATATGTTTCCTTAAGCAAGGGTCAAAGCGTAACGCATAACATCAATCGTGGAGTCCTGATTCTTACCCATGAGATTGCTGTAGGCATTCGACTCAAAGGTAGGCTTCTTACCACGGGCAGGAATACGGTGCTGAAGTTCCTTAGTGACAGCATTGGAAGCAAGCCACAGGTTAGCACCGCAATTCAACTCACGCATCTCCTTGTCAAAGATATCCGCCCACTTAGCAACAGTGGTAGTAGCCTTGAGATAGTTAGTATATTCAGCCTCGGTCTGCGGGTTAGCATCAACAGGAGTCTCAAGGATACCCCAGACATCAATCCAGAACTTCTGAATGTCAGCCTTGGTAAGTTCCTTGCGGACAAGGGTAGACACCTTCTCCTCAAACAACTTGCCCGTCTTAGTGTAGAACTTGAGAGCCTCAGCCATAGCCTCCTGCTTCTTCTTCATATCGCCAGAGTGGACGATACGGAAAGCCTTCTTAGCACCGGATGCCATAGCCATACTCAAAGTATTCTGGCAGACGATACGCACACTGGTAGGCATAGCAGAATGAGCAAGAGTACCATCATGGCTGTTGATGAAAGCCATGTACTTCTCAATCGGATCGTTGCTGTTGACTCCATCCATAGTATCAGTCTTGCAAAGAACAACCAAGCGGCGACCGCCATTCATGGAGAGCGCAGACTCAACCTTGATATCAGCACCAAGATTGTATGCCATCTCAAACACTTCGGAGTTCTGAATAGGCTGATAGTCAGGCGACTGAATAGACAGGATCTTATTGTTGTCGCTGCGAACGATGGCAACATAGTCATCAGAGGACGGAGCATTGGTGAGGGGATTACCTGCAAACACAGGACCAACCTTATTCACTTCCCAATCAAGACCAGCGATCTGCATAGCCTCGGTCGGAGACATTGCATCCTCAACAATCAAACCAAGTCCGTGCCAAGCAGCAACCTTATGAAAGACCGCGCCATCAGTATCCGTAATATTGTGAGCCATTAGTTTCCTTAATAAAGGGTTTCGTCATCTTGTTCAAAGCGACCATGACGATCATTGTCGCGTGTCTTGCTTCGACTATATGGATTAAGCCTCGGCTTTTTCGGTTCCAATTCCTTGTGCTTCTGCTTCTGCTGCAGTCGCTTCCTTCTTTTCTCTCTGTCTTCGCTCATAGTCCCATTTAATCTGATAAAGTGTGCTTGCAAGCTCATCAACATCTTCAAGAGAAAGATGCTGCTGAATAACAGTCATTGTGCCGTTGTTATTCTTTAGGATATTTACGGTAATAAAATCATACTTATCACCCCAACCCATATTACATTCATTCACCATCAATGACACAATCGTATAATCATCCGGCCTAGTTCCAACAGTCTTAGTTTTACTTGCTTTAATCATTTAATTTCCTTAAGCTTATTAATAGAAGTAATGCAGCCAATCGGAATACAGTTGATATCCGATACGATAGTTCGCAAGTCATCGCAAGTGGATGCGATAGTAATATATTCTTCGGTTACTTCAAACAAGATACCAATAGTGTAGCACTTGTGAGGACGCATCTCATAGATCTCCTTGAAGTCCATCCATGCATCAGCAAACCCAGCAATATCATCCCAATAGATGATCACCATACTACCTACAAACTCTTCGTACTTACCACCATCCGATGACTGTTCCATTGTTTTCCTTTATGATTGTAAACCACATCAACAGGGCAGCAACCTCTTCGTAACTGAAGTCATCATACTCGGGATTACTTCGCGGATTATCAGCGACATCCATCAGATACATTTGAAGCCTAGTGATGACACGCTGAAGTTCATCGGGCTTGAGTTTCTCTTGATAAAGATCGACATCACAGATCTCATTGATGAACCCAGCATACACTTTACCGCGAATGCTGGACTGTCCATCACTAAACATGCTGCCACACAGCAGCGGAGGAATGCGTTCAAACTTCTTAGGATCAACACCATGCGCGAACAAATCAAGTCCCATTGTAATCCTTTCTATGGAATGGGTCGGGAGAGACTTGAACTCTCAACCAATTGATTAAAAGTCAACTGCTCTACCTATTGAGCTACCAACCCAAAGTAGCACTGGTGGGAGTCGAACCCACACTTGGTCGATTTTGAGTCGATTGCCTCTGCCTTTGGGCTACAGTGCCATATATCCAAGTACCTTGGCGGGGTCAAAGCCCGCTGTATACTTGGAATACTTGTAAGAAAAACTTACTTCTTTTTCTTACCAGTTTTCTTGGTAGTTAGAGCAGCAACATATCTATAAACTTCAACTTGATTATCCATGAGATACATATGTGACTTCATTGCTGGCTTGAACTTAGCCTCAAGAGCATCAATCAAATCACAATACTTAGTCTTGTTGAGGCGAGCCTCTCGCTCCAGAACATCACACCTATTCTTAAGTGCTTCCAAAGTTTGAAACAGATGAATCAAATACTCGGAAGAAGGTAGACAGGATACATCCATATCGTGGCGCAGCATATCCCAATTCTTATTACTCATACAAACCTTTCTGGTAAACATCCCTGACAGGGATCGAACCTGTAGCCTATGACTTAGAAGGTCATTGCTCTATCCAGTTGAGCTACAGGGACAAATGTGGAAGGGGCGGGAGTTGCACCCACATATTCACGCTTATAAGGCATGCGCTCTAACTACTTTTCAGCCACCCTTCCTAGTTATTACTTGAACATTCCGCAAGTACCCATGCGCTTGCATTGATCCTTAAGAATCTTATAGCAAAGCTCAGCCTTATCGTTGCCCTTAACAAACTCAATCTTACAATTCAAAGCTTCCTGCTTGTTCTTAATCTGAGTAAGCTCGCTATTCATGTAGGCAATACGCTTATCATTCCTGATGTTACACACAAGAAGATACATAATAGGAGCAACAAGACAGACGCTAGTTAGAATTCCGTAAATCACTTATCACCTTTCTTTGAGTAGGGATTCCAATAGTTAATCTTGGAATCCATAGATGCAGCATGAGTACTTAGAACCTTGACCTCATCCTGCAGTTTTGTAATAGCCTGATAGAGCTGCATAATATCCTTAGATATCAGATGATTAAGTAGCAGTGTACTAACATATGGTGCAATGATGAAAAGGATTACAACATAATCAATCATCTTCAGCATCCTCTGATGGAAGATCTTCCCAATCATTATCCTCATCATCGTTCTCTGGAATCCACTCATCAGGCATGAGAGAATCCAAAGCATCACCGACAAAGCATTCCATGTCATTCACCCATTCGATAAATTCCTTTTCGGTATATCGACTGTGATCTACATTGAATGCATCCATCCAATCTCGCCAATAGTTAATGGTGTTATCTTCCTGCATCAGTCCACCCGAATAGAGAGGGAAACATCCGAAACATAATCATCAACGAGCGACTCCATCTTATCCTTGATGACATCCTCAAGCTGATAGGTGAAGTCCGAACCATCCAAGTAATCGCTCATAGCGCGCTCAACCTTCCGCTCAATCGTAGACTGAAGGTTCTTCATAACCTCGGAAGCAATAGCCTCAGCGAGAACTTCGATAGCCTGAGTCATAGCAGTGGTATTAGTATCAGTAGTAGACATTAGCAAGAACTTTCAATAGTGTGCGAAATAGTGGCGAGAAACAGTTCCTCGTCATCAGTAATCCAATACTCGTTATTAACCTGTTGCTGAAACTCGTTCAGCATTTGCAATGCTTTCTTTCTCTTACCCTTATTGTCCATCCAGTTATGCATGTTACCCCATGCTTCACCAATGAACTCAATGTTATCACTCACAATGCTTGTGCTTGTATGATGCACGGCACTTCTCCAGTTTAACAATCTCGGGAATCAACTTATTCATTTCAAACGCCATGTAATCAGGAAGATCATCCACGGGTTCACCATCATCGACCAGCGTAAAGTATCCTCTAAGTTGTCGCTCCTCAATCATCTCCTGTAGTACATCATAAAGTAACTGTTGCTGAGCAGAGTCATCGACCTCAATCTGAATAATCAGAGTCTTCATTGATACCTCCAAAGGGATCGCAATAAGTTTGTGCAAAGTTCCTTACATCACTACGAACAGTATCATACTCAACAGTAGAATCATAAGGAAGATCCACGATATCTACATCAGTAAAACACCAGTTGTTGCTACTATCCATAGTCCAAATAACATCAAACTCTACATCAACTTCTCCATAGTAAGTATGGATTGTTGTATTGTGTCTATTAGTTCTGTTCATTTACGAGTCTCCCTGTAGTACTGTATCAGTAGCCCCAACCATTCGGCAGAGGGCGGTTAGTGCAAGTGCAGGAGTTTCGGATACCCCTACGGTAATCCACCGGGGATTACTCGGAGTGATTACCTGAATCACATACACTTTGCGGTCGTTCATTCTTGTTGGAAGGATTTGGATTTGCACACCACAGTCCATAGAAATGGGCATCACCACTCTCTCGGAATGCCGATACATATTGTCCATTAACATACACTGCAAACCATGTTCCATCCCAGCAGTCCTCCTGCTTTACGATATACTTATTATGCATGCTCATGTCGATACCTCTTTCCTAGGCAATGGTGTCCAAAGTCAATGCACACAATCTTACCCTGCCACAACGCTACATTCTGCTCATGCAGATCAGATCCCATCCAAGTACCACGGGGATACTTATGACCAAGAGGATAAAAGTCATGCTGCAAACCACCAGCATCAAGATCCCTGAGTTCCTCCTTCAATCCATCAAGATCATGGACAGCCATATCGTTATCATAGCACCACTCACTAAATGAAACATCATCAGGATGTGGATACCCAACACAATCCCTAGCATCACTCAGCATTCGACGCTGATTATAACTATCAATCCAATCACAGGACTCAAGATAAGATTCCAGTTCCTCATACTTATCCCAAGCATTCCTGCATTCTTCAAGGTACTCCTCGAAAGCAGCAAGAGAATCAGGATGCTCTACAGGATCAAAGTCAGTAACAGCACGGCTAGAAAGATAGCCCCATGCAGTTTCAATCTTACTAGAATCCTTGCGATAGAACTTCACGCAACACATACCATGCACAGGAGGAGCAAGTCCATTGTCTGCCGCCAACTTCTGTCGCTGATACATTGCAAGAGCAGCAGCCTTTGCATTGCTAGTGCCAAGATTCTGATCGGTCAACTTGATGCCAAAGTGTTCCTCATTATCGACCTCGGCATTATTGTCATACCAATCACATTGATTACCACAGCCATCACGGTTAGCACTATCAGTAAGAATCCAATAGAAACTAACCCACTCATTCAGCTCCGCATCAAACACATAAGACTTAGCCTTGAACCTCTCACCTTCAAATGACGGAGCCTTACCAGTAACAGGACGAACAACAGACTTTAGTTCTCCAACGCTAGTCATTGTATGCCTCCTCAATATACCAAGTATAACCTACCGTATTCTCAAGACGCTTGAGATCAATCGTCAGTTCATCAATCACATTGTCGGCATGATCAGAGTCTACATCCACAACATCGGGAAAGTCAAAGACAACGATAACCTTCATCGGTCATCCTCCTCTTCATAGTCTTCATCCTCATCCTCCCAATCATCCGGCGGACAATCATCATCATATCCACCATCATAGGGACCATAGAAATCCTCGTAACGGGAAGAGTTTAGTTCCTCCATATAGGCAGGATTCAGATGACGCTCCTCATAGATAGCGTCCACATCAGGGCAGTAATCATCAGGAAACGAAGGTGACATTGTTGAGATTCTCCGTAGTGTAAAGAACAGATTCCTGCTTCAGAACATTCTTGATATTGGTAATGTGAAAGGCAAGGATACCATCAATAGAGGGTACATCAGCGATAGTCTGAACAATCCAGACCTTATCCTCCACGGTAAACCCATCGCTCATCTTATAGTAACCATATCCCTCGGTAACAGTAGCCCCACCAAAGTTCACGACAAAGGCTTCAACCAAAGTTGACTTGATGGTAGGAGCGAGAACATAAGACGACTCCGAATGATCATTGTCATGCTGCGGAATGTAAACCGTGTGCTTATATGCCATTACAGATACTCCTTTGGAACGGTAATATTGTTGAGTCCAATCTCTGAAACAGGAATAAAGTCCTTTGCATCTCCACCACTAGCCATAACACTCTCGTATTGCTCAATAGGAACAATACAGATACTGCAGTTATGAATATCACTAAAGGTTTCACCATCATTGAGAACAACGACAGTCACGAATCCATTACTAGCATTATATGCTCTTCCAATATTCATTAGATTCTCTCCTGAAAATGAGCAAGATCAAACCACCTAACACCACAACACTCGCAATGATTCTCCGAATACCAAGGTTGTGACTTTAGAATAGCAAAGGCATCCTTCTCTGTCTTTGCAGTAACAGTAAACTCCGAAGGACCAATGAAGTATCCTCCGCTATTATTCTGCCAAAAGGTAAAGTTGTACCACACTTCAGGCTGAGACATAGCGGTACTCCACAACAACATTAGCACCATCATGCCCAAGAGAATACTGCATGGCATGACGAGCGGCATTGTACTTGTTGTCATAGACCGCGACACTAACACCCTCAACAACCACATGGTACTGATGCATTAGTCATTCTCCTTATTGAAGAGATCAATCAAACAGTCAGGACAAAGTTCAAACGATTCCCAATCTTCCGTATCGGGATAGTCAATACGAACTTTAGCAAAGGCTTCCTCATGTTCCTTACCACACTTGAAGCAAACATCCATCGTCATCCTCCTAGCCCATCGGAACCAAAGACAACACCGATAACAGTACTGTCCTTATAGAACACCATCACGGAACGATGAGCCTCGGATTCATTCGCTGCCCAAACCTGATGACAACAAACCTCGTCATCACCAAAGACAACACAGATGTCATACGGATTCATTAGTTCTCCTAAAGAAAGAAAGTAATCCCTAGCATTGCCGAAGCAATACAGAGCCGAAGCCTATTCGGGACTTACCAAGGTGGACGAAAGGTAGTTACTTTAGATCTTCATTCTCACGAATACACCAAAGCAAAGCATACATGAAAGAAACACCACCCAACAGAAAGAGAAACTCAAACATTGTTTGTCTCCTAAAGTTAGAGAGAAAGAAATCAGACGGAAAGATATACCATAGGTTTCCCTATGATATACCCAAACTATTTACATCTTGAAGTGTGCCAATAGTGAACACACACTTTGCAGGAAGTTGAGGTAACTTCCACCGAGGGTTACTAGACCCACAAGCAATGACATATTACAAGTTTCCTCATAATATGTCTAGTGGTATTACCACCATATCTTCCGCTTATTTATACTTGTGGAAGCGCACAAGTAGGATTCCAAGAATCCCCGAAGGATTCACCGCGCCATGATTCGGTCGAATCGGGGAAGATGTCCCGAAGAATCCTGCCGAATATCCCGAGATTCTGCCCGAGTGTTCACCGTGAAAGACGGAACATAGTTCGCGTACTTCCGGTATTCTTCCGGGGTAACTTCAATCCCACGCTTCTCCCGCACAAACTCTAGCGCAGTCTTTGCAGGAATATCCGCAAACTTTGCTAGTCGCTTGGCGAAATGAACCGCTTGAATGACCGTCGAAACTTGACGAACTTCCGAGAGAATGTCCATGCGAAACCTCCGTTGGTTAGGGGTAAGGTATTCCCTTGAGGAATCCCCGTGGGATTCCCCGAGGGGATACCCTACGGTAGCCCGTAGGATAGCCCGTCACAATCCGCAGGGGATTACTTCGCCGCCTGCTCCGCGATCTTCTTGCGGAGTTTCGCCATCGGATTCGCCGCATAGGTCTTCTTGACCATGATGTTCTTCCGATAAAGAGCCTCGATGATTTCATCACGCGATTCCCGATCATGGCCGCACGATTCCAGTACCGTATTCACCACCATGCGAATGCTACGGTTATCATTCCCGAAGAACTCCGCAGCATGGCGCACGACTTCCGTGAGGGTAGGCTCAAGTTGTGCGCGGCCTCCGTTGAGATTCCCGATGGACTCCTCAACAACCGCCATGAGATTTGTTCCAACCATTGTGTAGATTCTCCGTCAGAAAGAACGCAGGGGATTCATCAGGCTCCCGCATTTACCCGTCCTCGCATCGGCGGGGACAATGGAAAGGGATACCACGCTAGAATCGGTCAAACTTTGCCGATAGCGTCCGATAACACCCGTGGGCGCAGCCTAGGTTATCGGACTCTGCCCCGGCTAGGTTATCGGAACCGCAGGCATGCGTCCGGTAACTCGCAGGGGGGATGCCGGGGGGAAGGGGTAAGGTACCTACGGGGGATACCCCTTCGCTAATTTTTTACCCCTAAGTCGATTTTCCTAAAAGTTAAACTTTCTTTAACCTTTGTGTAAAACACTTACGGGAGTCCCAAAAGACTTACCAAGGAAATCGACAGCTCTAAAACACATACAGCCCTAGGATTCCCTATAAGGGGGTTTATGTTGTGAATGACCCCGAGGGCCACCTTCGCTATCCCGGCGGTTCTCCGGGCATCCTAGGCCCGTTAGAATCCAAGGAAATCGACAAGGGATCAAACCGGGGGGTTAAACCCCGGAGTGCTCTGTTCTATTGTTATTATTGTTGATGTATTAACTGTGGTTAACAAGGGATATACTTAGGTTAACCTAGGGGTCTTAGCTAAGACTATACACAAACAATAATAAAACCTATAGGGGATATCCATAGACACCTAGGTTATCCCTATGGTATATCTTCTGTAGCCCCAACTATTGGTCACTCTGTGACCATGATTGTACAAATACATGTCGATAAAAGAATGGGGATACCTAGGTTTCCCTAGGTATCCCCTATGGTTTAATCTAACAATTCTCCTAGTCTTTCAGATACACCCTTCTGGTCGTTAACCATTGGGAATGTATTGGGTGACTCAGGTTGTGGCATAGGTCTTCTAGCCATCTCTCTTTGCATAGCTTGGGTAGCCATCTGCTGCTCCAAGGCGTAGTTCCTTGGGGTAGTCTCGTAATCCAATTCAATTGGTTTAAACTTACCAGCAGCCTTCTTGGAGTATGGGTATGGATCTCTTTGGACCATATCCAGATACTTCTGAATGGCATCCATTTCCTTGAAGGTATTCATATCCTCAAGCAAACGGACAGGGATAGCTACGGGGCTACGGTTTACCAAAGAGGTAGCACCGAATAGATCACTAGCTGCTTTCAAGGATCTGGCTGACAGGGGATCTTCTACGATCTTTGTCATGTTCCTATAGTCAGTCTCAATGGCTCCCATACCCGCTCCAGCACCAGCTGGCATGAGGGGGATACCATAGTACTTGTAAGTACCTCCGGTCAATCCGGAGATGGTACTGACACCAGATTCAACCAGACCATTGGCAATGCCTAGGAAGGGAACTCTGGACACTCCACGGAGGACATACTGACCTGGCTGTTCTTCCAACTCCTTTAGCATATCCTCGGTTTCACGACCAGCCAACCATTCCTTAAACAGACCGACAATGGTATCCAAAGCAGCATATAGGAATATACCGCTGGCAAGATACTTGACGGTGCTACGGCTTCCGAAGTCCAAGATAACATTGTCTTGATATGACCGTACCCAAGAGGTAAGGGCATACCACATTCTGCCCAAGGCACTTCTGGAATCCAAGGAGGTGATCTTATTCAAGCCCTTAAGTTCAGAGGTAGATGTCTTGATAATCAGGTCTTCAACCATGTGAGCATAAGCTGAAATGGCTGATTCAAGAATATCAGGACTGAACCCATCTACTGGATTATCCCTGAGATCTTCATGGATATCCAAGAGATTAAAGATGTTTATTCTACCATCCCTATGTCCTGCCTTTTCCATTGCCCACTTGAGATGAACAATCTGTTCCTTGGTGGTCAGACCATACTTCAGGAACAAGGCAGCTTCATTGGCATCTCCAAACTTGGCTTGATGTCTGGCAAGGCCAGCAAACTTCTTCCAAAGAGAAGCCTCTGCTCTGCTATCAGTAGCAGCTGCTTTCTTTAGCTGAGCCAACTCATCAGCGGTAGCAGACTCCTGCAATACATCAAACAATCTTTCAATGTTACCCTTTTGGATATGCTTCCAGATCATTCTCTGGATTCTCTGCTTAGCCAAAGCACGGGTTCCATTGGTGACTGCCTGTAGTGAGCCGATGCTCTGCATCCACTTACCCGCTTCCTCAAATGTTCTGGTCGCTGTTTCAAGGCCACCCTGAGCATCTCGGATATTGAGCATTGAGTTGGAAACCTTGGTTCCAAGGCGAGAGTCTGTACGGAATGATCCGTATCCAATCTCTCCCATGAAACGGTTGGCAAGATCTGTCCTGAAGTTTTCTAGAACAAAGGTCATATCGCCAATATCAGATTCCAAAAGCTTTTGCTTTGAGAATCTGTAGTCTGCCAATACATAACGCAAGGCATTAACGATATTCTTTGGAATACTATAGAACTCAGGACTTTGCTTTGCAAGCTCTGCCAAGGTTTCAGTGAAAGCTGAAATACCATAGCCAGCTGAGAACTTGAAGCGGATAGCGGCTAGGCCGATTCTGGCTGAGTGTCCAACTTCGGAGTTGAGGTAGGGTAAGGTATCAGCATTGAACTGATATTCCTCTCTCAGTCTCTTCAAGCCATCAGCCAATCCCTTTTGGGCGGTGCTGAGTTCTTGAGGAGTCCAGTTAGCCAGCTCAGCTATCTTCTCAAAGTTCTCATAGCCTGTCTTTTCTACATAGTCAAACACATCCAAGATTGTGATTCCTGTCTGTCCGAACATTCTATCCAGCTCTCTCTGGAAGGCCAACTCAAAGTGTCGGCCCTTCAGGAAGTAGAAGTATGACTCGGCTAGGTTTGTGCGTAGGACAGCTCTGGTTTCTGGAGCAGCCAGTAGCTCTTCTGGAGTGAGTCCTCTGATTGGGAGAACTGTCTTTCCTTCTGGATCAATCTTGAAGAAAGGTTGCTTCGTAACTGAGTTGAAGTCATCGGGGTTATTGTAGGGATACTGCTTAGTCTTATACTTAAGTATCTCCTTCATTTCCCGTTCAATCAAGTTCTGATTGTTAAGTTGCTTACGCCACTTCTCGGTATACATTGCTGTATTGCCCTTGACGGCTTCCATGTACTTAGCCTTATCAGCTGGTGCTAGATCAGTAACCTTTTCTGGAATGCGGTAGATAACATACTTATCATCGAACTCCAAGACAAAGTATTTCTCTGGGTTGCTCTTTCGGAGCAGCTTGAGAAGATCTGACTTACGACCAGTGATTCCCTCCTTCTTGATTTCAGCGTCGAACAACTTTAGCAATGTCTCATTACTAAACATGTTTGAAGCTTCTGAATACTTGATTGTGCGATCAGTTGCAAATACATTCAGTGTCTTTGCATCCTCATCAAAGGCTACATCTAGCCAGCCCATTACAATCATGGTATTTATATCTAGCATTGGATCGTTTAGCTTACGGTTTGTACGAGCAGCAACCATTGCCTTAATAAGCGCAGATCTGCTGTTCTGATCCAACCGTGCCAACCCTTCGTGATCCAACTGAACAGGAGCATAGGTTGTTGGGGAAACGGGATTACCGTTCTCATCCACAATGCTCATGCGTCCTGTCTGTGCTTCCAGCTCAAGTATGTTTCTGTTTGCAATCTGAGCAGACTTGATTACCAAGGATGCTTGCTTTGCAACAGCATCAGCTTGATATGCTGGAATACCCAACGCAACTAGGTCTGCTTTGTTTGGCTGTCTATTCTTGAATAGCGATTCATAAATATACATATCCAGAGCAGACCGTACATCGCTTGTCAGTCTAGGAACAAGGTTATGAACCTTAGCATACTCGCGGAAGATGCGGGTCATTAAGCGACCCTCTTCTGCCCGGAGCTGCATAGCGGTTCTGAATGCAGTCTTTCCTGCACCAACCAAGTGACCTGTCTGTGTCTTTGTATCATCAAAGAATCTGGAAACAAACGATAGCATATCAACTTGACTTCTAAGAGTGTTGCCAAGCTGAGTTGCACTTTGAGTTGCGTTGCTTCCCTTGTTCATTAAGTTTTCAAACCAAGTTCGATTCTCTCTTTGGTTTCCACCAAAGATCCAACCAACAAGGTTGTTCAAGCGCAGCAGTCTTGAAGCACCACCCTCAGACTGATTGATGCCTTGACCAATAAGCTTTTCTTTTGGTGTGGGTGGCTCAGGCTCCGCAACTACTGGAACTTCAGGCTGACCTTCACCAGCACGGACAATGGCATCTGCACTTGGGGGTGGGGGAATAACTGGATCTTCTCCAGCAGCATTGATGATTTCCTTGGCTTTCTTGCTTCGGGCAGAAAGCCTATAATCACCAGCTTCATTCTCCTTAACGAACTTAACTTCATCAGGCAACAATGGAATTACAAACTCAGGCTTACCTTCGACCTGTACTTCCTTTGCTGCTTGCTCTAGAATCTGGCGGTATGACAAGGGCTTCTTTCCCTGTGGGCCTTCAGTTACCTTTAGTCGTAGGGACTCCGCACGAATGCGATCAACAGCTGTCCAGAACTTATCCATGATGTCATCACCAAGGATTCTCTTATTGGCATCTGCAATGTATTGGTTTACATTCACAAAGTGTGACCACATTTTCTTAAACATTGGTGTCATTGTATTGCGACCATCAGCCTCAACCTTTGACTCCCAATACTTCTTAATGAATGTTTTCAAGAAGTTAGAATCCATTCCAGACTGTCGTAAAAGCTTTGGGTCTTCATTGACCTTACGCTCAACGACATCGACCTCAGGTGTCTTTACTTGATCACTTGGAGTCTTTTCAACAGGAACCTCCTTCTTAGGAGGCATTGGAATTCTTGGTCCTGTGGTTTCAGGAGCAGCTGTTGTTGCTTTTGGTTTGCGTGGCAGCTTCTTCTTTTCAACCTTAACAGGGAAGTTTTCCTTCTTTGGTTTTGGTTCTGTTGGCTTGCGCTCTTTAGAAATAACGCTAAGTACTGGTTTCTTATTCTCAACAGTGAGAGTAACTTCAGGTTCAGCATCAGGTTCTTTCTTAACTTCTGTCTTACCGATAACTGGAAGTTCTTCGATATTAACAGGAATTACAGAACCATCCTTGAATACAAGAGCATCAACACCAAGTCTACTTGCGCTCTTAAGAGTGCTTTCTAGTTTCTTTGGCTGTGATGTTAGATCTGTACTGGTCCCATAGTTCATGGGCAAAGGCTTCTTTGGAACAAACGATACAGCTTCTTTAGACGCTGTTGGAGATCCATGCATAACAGCATCAGCTTGTTCAGAAGGCCGGAAAACCTTTTCTGGTTCATTGCCAGTAACTTCATCAGTAACCTTGTACATAACACCTTCAGCGTCTTTTGGCAAGGGAACAATAACAGCTTCTGGATTTTTGTTTCTAAGTTTTTCAGCTAAAGCCGCTGTTTGCAAAGCTCTTGCTCCAGAAACAACGGGATCTGCTTCTGGCTTTGGCTTCTTTTCTTTTGCCTTTTTAATGACAGCCTCTTCACTGTTTGGCTTAGCTGCATTTACTTTTTTCTCTACAGTATCAAAGTGTTTATTTAGACCAGAGATAATCTGATCTCTGCCGCTATCCAAACTGATTGCTGATTGCTCAAAGACATCAACAAGCTTGGCAATTAGAGTTCTTCTATATCTTCCTGCTGTTGATTCTGAAACACCAAGTTTAACGCCAGCTTCTTTGTTGGTTGGTGCTGTAGTAAATACATTAACAAGTTCGGTTTCTTCTGCAGTAAGCAGCCTACCATTTGTACCTGTGTTTAAATCCAGAGCTTCTGTAAGAATTGTCTTACGAATACCTTTTTTGGTTGTGACAATTCTATCAGCAGCGGTAGCTGGACGACCTTCAACAACAGTTCTCTCTACGCCATCTGGGGTTTCTAAGCTTTCTCTTTCAGCTACATCTGCCTTCTTTAGATTGAATGCGGTAGTGTGAATATAACCGATAAGATCTTTAACAGTCTTTAAACTACCGTTTTCAATCTTAGAGAGAATTAGCTCTAAGTTACCAGCATAAGCTTTTTTACCCACAGTCTTTGCATCAGGCTTAGGCGTAATCATACTTCCAGCAGCATCTACAAAGTAATTGTCTGTAACATTTCCTCGCATTGATTGTTTGATAATACGAGAAACAACATCAACTAGATTATCCTTTGTTAGAGCTGTAGACTCAAAGCTAACTGCTGCTTCTTGAGCAGCCGCTGTAACTTTAGTTGCTGGCTTACTTGTTCTAATACCCCATGTTTTAGAGTCTTCGTTTAGAACAATACCATCTTCTTCCAGTAGTTTACTAACCGCACCAATCAATTTCTTTGGTATCTTGTGATTATTGATTAGATAAGTATACATAGAACTTGAAAGATTGTTTTTCAAGATTACTTTGATTTGATCTACGGATAGTTTTTCTTTCAGCATCAAACCAAGAGATGTGATAGCTATTTGTTTATTAGACCATTCTGGAGTTGATCTAGAAGGTTCTTCTATATCCAGCATGCCATCGTTTTTCAGTTTCTGAATATACGCAAGATGCTGTGCTTCTATAACAACTTCAGATAGTTCTTCCAATCCAATGTTATCCAAATAAACTCGGAGCTGATCTATTAGATTGGTGGTTAATGCATCGTCTACTCTCAAGCTTCCAACTAGTGCAGATACTTGTTCTGCAGATAGTGTATCAGAAGCCAGAGCTTTTCCGGTAGGAACGACTGACTCAATAGCATCAATTAGAATATCACCAGTTGTTCCAAAGAAACCGACAGCATAAGGAACACTGCTACCAGTGGGATCTAAATAATCCATTGTATCTAGATTGCGTAAAGCATCCAGATCTTCATAGGTAGCTGGTAGGATTGTTCGCTTTGATTTACCATTTACAAACTCACGGGAATAAAGAGAGAACAACTCGTCTTTTACAAAGTCAAGTCTATCAAATTTATCCAATCCTTTGAGTACTTTATAATCATTAGAACCAACCAAGAATGCTACTTTAATTTGCATTGAGGTTAGCTGAGCTAGTTTGTATTCCTTATAGGCTTTTACTAGATCATTAATGCCGCGAGTAAAGTTACCATTAGAATCGACAAAACTCTTTTGATCTGCTTTCATAATGGTCATTGCAATTATGAAGCCGGGATCTTTACTGCTATTTTTAAATAGAGTTAGCTCAGCTTTATTTAGATGATATGGTTTCATATCTCTATCAGGGAACTCAGCATCAAGCTTCTTATTATATTCAGCCAGATCATCAACTGAGTCAAGCATGCTGTGGAGATTGCCATATGCTCTAGCCAATGTTGGCATTGAGATGAATGACTTTGTTTTATTATCAATGTCTGTAATAGAGTCAATGATTTCTTTTGCAGCTGCGTAGTGTTCTGAACTATCAAACAGTGTAGCAGCTAGTGCAACACTGGTTGCAATCTTGTCTAGAACAAACTTTGTTCGACTGACTTGCATTGGACTCCATGTTCCAATAACAGCCTCTGCTTCTGAGAACAGAATCTGAGAGAAGGTCTGAACAAAGACTTCTTCAGCATTCTGCATATGATACTGATTTAAGAAACCTGAATTCAATAGAGGATCTGGAGTATCTGGTCGATACCGCATCAGCTCAATGCCGCTTGAAATAATTGTTTTATTGTACAGACGCAAAGCCGATAGATAGTTATCACCACTTGCTTCGTGAGCAAAATAAGCATGACCTAGCTCATGGAGTAAAGCTTTTGCTCGTCTTCTCTTTAAATCATTAGTAGTACCAGCAAAATCCAAGTTCATAATCAAGGAGTTATTAGAGCGTCTAAACGAGCCGATAAGATCCTCTTGCTTGTTTCCTGCTTTGTCAAGAATGCTTTCAACTTTAAAATTAATACCAAAAGCTTTTGAACTAAAGTTTAAATGAACAACAGAAGCAAGTACTAATTGTCTGTCTGCGCTGGAAATCATATTATTGATAACCAGTTCATTTAGATAATCAAAGAACCTAGTAGCATTATCTTTATCGCCATCTACAAGACTAACGAATGCATCAGGATCTCTGATTACAGCTTTAATCTTTTTTACACGATTGGGATCAATCTTAGCTGCAATTATGCTTTTTGAAATTGCATTTAGCATTCTATCTACAGGACCAACTTTTGGTTGCTTCTTTACACCTGCAATATCAGCCTTAAGAGCTTCAGCAGTTGCGTCACTTACTGTACCCGTAAGCTTGTGTTCTACAATTGCAGCATCTACTGTATCAATAACTTCTGGTGGAACTTGTGCTTTGATCTGGGCTTCACGCTCAGGAGAAGCAGCAGCTGCTGAAATAGACTCAAGCAACTTAGCAGCCATCTCATCAGAAGCAGCCTTGCGCTCTGCAGCTGGTTTTGCTGTATCTCTGGCTTCCTTAAGAAGCTCAGGTAGCTTTCTGCCTGAAGCCTTTTTGTTTTCTTCTAGCTCTTCCTTAAGTGCTTTGAAAGCTTCCTTTGGTAGCTTCTTCTTAAGACGAGCAAACCAAGCCTTTCGACTTTTCTCTAGCTCATCATAAAGACGCTCTCGTTCTTTTGGAAGACCGACAGCATCTGTCTCAGCTTTCTTCGCGTCATCCAATACTTTTTTGGTATTGAATAGAACACGCATCTGGTCTTGAATAGACATCTGATCAAACTGTTCAGAGGCTTCAATAAGTCTCTCACTGCCTTCTGCTTTTGTTCGTCTAGCAACCTCGGTAACAATCTCATAGATGTTTCGGACTGCTCTGTTAGGACCAACACGGGCAACATACTCAGGGATTGTTTCGCCTTCATATCTGCGTGTACCAGCGTCTTCTGGTGTCGCTCTTGCGGCATCAGGAGAAGCAGTAGCCTCTCTTGTTTCGACACGATCTACCCGTGCTTCTGTATCTGCTGCTAACTTTTCTGGAGTTACTTCTGTGTTTTCAATTACAGATTCTACAGCTGCTTTCTCAGTGACAGGAGCATCAATAAGTGCTCGTTCTTTTCTGTTTACAAAGCCACGGATATTATCTATTGTGTTTCCTAGCGGGGTGTTCTCAAAAGTAAAGCGAGTGTCTGCAATGTTTCTAAACCCTGTCTTGGGGTCGATCATTACACCTTTTACTCTATTCTGAAATGCACCAATACCACTACGGAGTAAGCCACCACCAAGACCGAAGACACCGCCGAACAATAGGCCAGACTCTAAAGCAGTTGTAGCTATTAGAGAAGCATTGTAATCGGTCATTGCATTTGGATTGGCATATAGAGTTGCTGCACCAAAAGCAATCTCTCGCTTTTGTCTAGCGTACTCTGCAAGACCACCCTGTACAACACCGAAAGTAAATGATGCAGTAGCTCCGCGAATCAAACCAAAGTTTGCTACATAACCGGGCATCATACCCAATGGAAGCTTATAAAGGGTTTCTGTAGTATAGGCAGTTGCCCGTAAAGCACGACCAGCAAAGGTAGAAGCATCATATGCTTTCTTGAGTCTCATAAAGACTGAAGATGCGCCTAGTGCCGTAGAGATACCCTCAGCTGCGGCTACACCAGCAGCAGCACCAGCAACGGTTCCTGCGCCGGGAGCAAGCAAAGAACCAGCCAAGGTTGAAATACCGACTAATCCTAGTTCAGCTACAACGCTTGGAATTGTGTCTGGGCTGTTGATCATACCGCCGATAAAGCCATCTCTAAGTAATCTAAAAGAATCTAGATTTGTTGGCTTATAAGTTTCCATCCGTCTTTGAATATCGGATGTATTCAACTGAGCCATGATACGCATCATTGCGTGATCTGCATTTGGAGAGTCGCTAATGAAATCGTCTGTGATTCCATTTTCAACAAGGTACTGAGAAACAATTTCATTTGAGAATTTAGTACCAAACCATGACTTATAATCAAAGTTTGGATCTTCTCTGTTCATTAGCTTTTCAATATCTTGAGTATCTCCAGCCAATTCTTTATCTGATAGTATACTTGTTATTCCAAAGATATCCTGTGCTGCGACTTGATCAAGCCAATCAAAGCCAAGCTTTTCAGCTGCCTTGTTTCTTGCCTCAGCATACGAAACTTTTGCAGTGATATCTCTTATTTGCTTTTGTCTATCTGATAGCTGGTCGTAGGAGAGGGTAGAAAAATCTACCCCCTCCTCGGCCTCCAGCATCATGTTTAGACTCTTTAGATCTGCATCAATGGCTTCTTGAGTAAGCTCAGAATCACCATAACGAATAGGTGTTAGTGGAGCTTTACCGATTAGTTGTCGCCATGCTGCACCCTTTGTGGGATCATTGGCAATACCAAGAATGCCGTCTGATACACCAGTAAGGTTTCCTTCCAAAGCACCAAGAGCTTGTGTTAGTGCGTAGTACTGGTTATAGGTTTCTACCTTCTTGATATCCCCTCGGGTATAAACGAGTGGATTGGTTAACTGAGATGGATCTAGGAACTCTAGATCATCTCCGTCATAAGCAGCCAGTACCTGACCGGGGGAATAAGCATTGAGTCTCAATGGCCCCGCCGATGGTGTCTCTGGAATTATGGGAAAACCTTCAGAGAAATTTAACATTAGTATCCTTTCTGGGAGCTATGCGCCATGAATAGGTTATTGTTGTTGTTTAAGCATATCGGAAATCATGCTTACTCTTGAAGTAAAAGCATTCTTGCCGGGACGGGTAAAGTACCCATCTGGTTTTAGTGTCATAGCAAAGTATCGTCTTTTGATCTCAACCAATGCAGCTGGATTGAAAGCCAATGCCTTTGCTTCTTCTTTTGTCATAGTTTCTTGTGGAGACAAGGATGCCTGATAAAGCTCAGTGGCAAACTGGTTTGCCTTTGTTGAATCCAATACAAACGAGTCGTTTGCAATAGTTTCAAGTGCGGCATTTAGTTGCTCAATTTCTTTCTTGTCTTTATGCGTTGTTGCAGCCTGTACTCTGATTTGATATTCTAACTCTAGTGGAGTAAACTTAGATTCCTTAATCGTAGTCCACGCCTGTTGAGAAAGACCACCAAATGCTTTTGAGTCATAAGGATAATCAGTAGCTTTTGCAAAGTTAACAAGATTAAATGCCTTTTCTGGAATTGTTATGTTATCACCAGAAGGCATCTTGCTTCTTCGCAACAGAGCTGTATCGTCATTACCAAAGATTTTATTGAACCACTTCATTGGCTCTTGCTTTACGCCTTCCATACGGTAGACATCTTCTTCGGTCTTTGCCGCATCCAACGCACCGTATACTAGACCAGCACTAGCTCCTCGTAAGTAAGCATTAAGTTTTAGGAGAACCTGATGTGGCTGATAGCCATCTAATGAAACAAAAGGTTCAACATCCTTCATTGCTTCATCAACACCAGCTCCAATAAAGGTAGCGTCTTTGTCTCTGATATTTTTAAGAGCTAGTTTACCGCGTCTGCTTAGGCTAGCCGAATGTCCGGGCAAGAAGTATTGCTCAGGAACTTCTGCTGGCTTAAAGGGGAAGCGACCGTGCTCTGCATAAATCTGAGGCCAATCAATAAAACGGAAATCAGTAAACTCCTGCAGATCATTATCATAAGAGTACTTCATAAAATCTTTATGGAAGCTGTCGATCTTTTCTGCAGAGATTGTGGAAGGTCTGGCTAGTTCAGCAATGCCTTTAGAACTTGGCATCTTCTTTCCAGTGAAGAACATCTGCTTAGCCTTATTAACTCTATCCTGCTTAACCTTAAACTTACCAACTTCAGATTCAACTACTTCTTGTGGCTTTGAAGAATCAATAACCATAGTAAAATCTTTAGTTGCTTTGTCGGGTGTAAACATATAGAACTGACCGTCTTTTTTGTAGAGGTTATATCCTTGATTTAGACGATCAAACACGCCATCATAGAAAGCTGGGCTGGTTGGTTCATAAAGAACAATGCCAGCTTTCTTTCCTTCTTTTCCTAAGAAGTCTTCTGATGTTGACTTGGTTACATATTCTACACCTGTTAAACGACCACCAACAAGCTCCTTATTATCGCCATAGACTCTCATTGCATTGAAGATATAACCCATGAAATCAACATGGGTCTTAGCTCCATTTGCTACAGCCTTGTCGTAAAGAAGCCTAAGGTTTTCTTCTGTAAACAGTGCTTTGTTCTTATTGTAGATTTGCTTACCATCTGGGGTAATAGCAACTTCCCAAGCTAGCTTCTGAACATCTGTCAACTCAGGATCTGATTTAACAATATCATGGAATGCTGTATTGTTTTGTGTAAAGAATGTGAGAGCCTTTTCAAAAGATGAAAGTGGCTCATCTACGCTAACCAAGATAGCAGCTCTAGCTGGTAGATATGATTCATTTACTTGACTAAAGACCTCTGCAGGAGTCATTGGTCCTCTGTTGGGAACAGACTCTACATCGTAAGATACAGGAGCAATGTTGTAATCACCTTGCTCTGCTTCTAGATATCTATTCAAGCCATCCTTAAACTCTTTAGCTACATCTCCAGATTTATCTGTTTGAGATGGAATAAAGATTAAAGGCATACCATCATTTGTTCTTGGAGTAATAGCACCAAGTTCTTTAGAACCACGAACAGTCATAACATCTTTGTAATCGACTCCCGATGTTCCTTTGATTTCAAGGAACTTAATAGGGAGGCCACCTCTTGGTGTTCCCACAAAGTTATAGTTCTGCTGTGTGATATCTAGGTCTGCTTGTAGCCAAGGAATAGCTCCTTGCTCTGACATCATAGGAAGATCATCATAAATCTTTTTAGCATATGCCAAGCGATCATCAAAAGATGGTCGTGTTTCTTCGCTAATGCTTGGAGTCAAGCCTTGCTTTTCCATTGCTGATGGAGTTGCAGCAATAGTTAGTCGCAGCAATTCTGCCAATGGCATTGCGCTACGAACTCTAGCTCCTTTATCATCTCGCTTAGTATAAACAGCTCCATTAACTAAAGTCGTAAAGACTTCAGTATCAAGCTTAGGGCTTATTCGCTGAGCAAAACGAAGAGCAATATCCTCTAGGTTTTCACCACCAACATTGCCTGTCCAGTTTGTGCTGAATAGGTGAGCATTGGCAAGAGCTTTGTTTTGTTCTCTAGGATCAGCTATCAGTCTTTCTCGCTTTTCCTCTGGTAGACCAGCAAGCTTTTGTGGGCTTAGTAGTGTATCTCTTGCACCATTAAAGTACATTAGATTGGGTGCATACAGAATATTAGGAATACCTGTAGCATCATTTGGCATTACCAAATAGCCTTCTCTTTTGATATGTTCCTTCAATAGTTTCTTCATGTCTTCTGCTTTTTGTTCTGGATTATCTCTATACAGATTTTCGTTCGCATCCAGTGTTGCAGCAATTCTAGCAACCATTGGGACAAGCTGAGGATTCTGTGTGAGCAATGCAGAAGCAGACATCTCTGGTGTTTCGTCAATTAGATTTTGACCAGTAGCTTCAAAAGACAGAGCATCTTCGTCAAGAGGAGAGCCATATTCTTGCATAACAGCAGAAAGAATTGAAGTTAACTCCGCAAACTTTTCTACTTCTTGTTCGTTTTCTGCTACATTATAAATTGTAGTTCCTGCTTTTAGTTTCTGCACTCTACCATAAGTAGACTTAAGTAGATCTCTCTTAAGACCTGTGATTTGCGGAAGCTGCTGGATTTCAAAACCATTCTTGACATGCATACGCATCATAGATAGCTTGATCTTCTGATCTTCATCAAGACCATCAATACGATCTATTGCATTATCAGCAAGATGATCTGGAATATTAGCAAGAGCAGTTGAAACATAAGCAGCTACTCCAATGTTTGGCTGTTCAGTTTCTACAACATCTTTTATTATTCTTTCCATATCAACAGTAAACTGACCTGTTGCATTACTTACAGCACTATATGGACCGTAAGAATACTGATCAATATCTATCAGTGTTTTAAACTCATCTGCTGATTTAAAAGCATCAATATATTCAGGTCTTAGATACCACTTACCATCTGCTCTTTGAATTACAGGAGCGTTTTGTGCGCCTGTCATTGGATCAGTTGCTGAAAGGGGCATCCAATTACCAGACATGTCTTTTTCAAATCCAATGATAGGTAGTTCTGGATTGTCTGGATGAGTTGGTAGTGGCAAGACTCCCATGAAAACTTGTGGTTGAATCTTAGGATCTCTAACACCAGCTCCATTTTTCCATGCACTAAAGCCTTCTTCTTCTTTGACAAGACCATTAACAACTCTCTGTGTTTCATAGAGAAGCTTATTTGCAAACCTATCAATATCTCGTAAAGAGTTTCTAGATGTTACAGCCAACTCTTGGTACTTAAGACCTAAGCTTGGTACATCAAGATCTTCCGCAAAGTAACCATCATTACCTAATACTTTAATAGCATCAGTCTTAAAAGCATCCTTAGTTTCTTTGATTCGTGTTACCAAATCATTGATTACTTTGGAGTTTGGTGGTCTTTTTTCTTTGTCTGCGTTATAAAGCTCAGTACTTTGCTGGAGATAATAATCATCCAAAGTACTCTGATACTTATCTTTTAATTCAACTACACCATTTCTTTTAGATGTAATAAGGTAGTCTAGTACATTTTCGTAAGTCTGTGCTGCAAGCTGAGAAGCATTCTGACCAAGAGTATACCAATCAATGTTAGCAGCTTCGACACCGATCTGCTGCTGAGCAAACTGTGTCTGACCTTCTTGATAAACATTGGCAACTTCTGGTGGAGTGAATCCAGCCTGTGGGCCTGTCTCAAATATTGTTTGTTCAATGGGATCTAAATTCTTAGAACCACCAAGTAACTTTTGTAGTTCTTTACTTACATTATTCTGTTTTGCCATTTAAATCTCCGAACATGTTTGGATACTTTGTCATTGCTGTGTAAATACTTTCAGCAAGTTCTTGTTCATTAGTGATTCTTTTGCTGGCAATCTCTCCTTTAAGACCACGAATGATCTGGTCTTTAGGACTGCTTTCGGCATTGATTGAAAATGCCTCTCCCCAGCGATCAATAGTATAGAAGCCTTGCTCAAGAAGCTTTGTGGCTTCCATTGCAGACTGTCGCTCTTGCATTGAAATAGCTGAGCGTTGTGCCGAGAGCTTCATATCAACTGCTTGTTTGATTGGGTTGATTGCATTATCCCGAACTAATACTTGCTCAGCAAACGAAGGAGCACCGAACTGATCTTTAGGGAATACCTGTTGTCTATTTTCTACAGCAAAGCCGGGAACAAACTCATTGTTCTGTCCATAGATTCCAATACGACCATTAATAACATTAGCAACATCAAATAAATTCAGTTGCTCTAATCTTACAAAGTCGGCTGTGTGTTGTTCAACGGAAACATCTGGATCTAAATCATTCTGAAGAATAAAGGTGTTAACCTTTTCTTCTAGGCTTTTGCTATAGACTTGACTTGCTTTGCTTAGGTTTGCATTTGCAACAGTTGTTGATAGCTTTGCAAGTTCTGGTTCAAGTACTTCCTTAGCCCATGATGGTGAGTTATCAAGACGATCTCGTAAGAAAAACTCTTTATTTGAAACACCATTAATTAGGTTAATTTCGTTTAGAGTTACATTTACAAAATCAGACTTAGCACCATCTAAACCTCTTGGGTGAGTGTTTTGGTATATCTTCCAATACTCATTTCTAGCAGTGTTTGACATACCATCTATACTAATATTCTTTTTCCAGTAATTAAAACGATTAGCTGGGTTATTTGGATACATTCGATTTGCAACTTCAGCAATCTGCTTAATCTTTGCAACATCTTGAGTATCAATTAATTCTTGTTCTTTTGCTTCCGGTATTACTGTTCCGGTTATAGATTCAGAAGCAATCTTCTGCAAAGAAGACATAAGATCTTTCTTAGCCATTAACTACCTCCGTTTAAAATTGAAAAGTTTGAATATCAGAAAAAGATGCACTACCCATTCCTGTATAAGCTGGGAGTGAATTTCCGCCTCTACCAGAATAAGGACCAGAATAACCGCTTCCCATAGTATCTCCACCGCCAGCTCTTTCAGAGAAAGGCATAGGAGATGAAGAGTTTCCTCCTCCTTGGCTTGGATTTGGTTGCTGACCATATTTTAGATAAGTATTAACTCCTGTTGCAACGCCCTGTAGACCGGCCTGAATAAGCCCTGTTGTCAAAGCAGCACTAGAATTATCTGGAATGCCACCCTTAGCTGGGATAAAGACACCAAGATCAGGGCTGATGGATGATGCCCTCTGAGCAAGTCTTGCTTGCTGCTGAGTTACAATATCCTGATATGCACTTCTATGATTTAACTTTAGAGCCACCATGTTATTTCCAAGCGACTCAATGTTCTGACGGAACAAGGCTCGGGCTGTACCACTAGTTGGGTTCATTCCCCGTCTTGTGGTTGCTGCCAAGAACTGAGCATTGACTTGTGCAGTCTGCTTGCTGAGGGTACTCTTTTGATTTGAAAAAGTCTTATCTAAATAAAGCTCAGCCATCGCTCTTTCTTTGTTGGCTGCTTTTTCTATTTGAATATTTCTTTCAAGATTGGCTTGGAACTGGCGCATTGTGTTTCTATCTTGCGCTTCCTTTTGCCACTGTGCCTGAAAGTTTGCATTACGCTGCTGGATTTCTGCAGCCATAGCCTGAGCTTTGGCTTGACTTGATGCACCAAGCGCACCAAAGACTCCCTGAGCAAGCGATAAACCACCCATAACACCTATTGAAACGGGGTCAAACATTATCGTTTTCTCCTTAGTATGGATTTACCAAACTTCTTTTCTTTTGGTTCTTTTCCATTTAATAGGATAGCACCAGAGATTCTTTCTCCTAGAATACCTAGGGATCTCTTGTTACTCATCCATTCTTTTACTTTGTTCTTGTAATCTTCTTCCTGCCTGACAACCATTTCTTTTTCTGGGTCGATTGCCAAGGCATCAGTCCAGTAAGATACGGCAGCAGCAAGGACATCCACACGGTCATCGTGCTTTAGTGCTCCACGCTTTTCCTGCATTCTGGTAATCTGAATTTGATTATCTTTGTTAAGCAATACCTGAGTATCCATTACAAGTCTATGTTGAGACATGATAGGCTCAAGGGTATTAATTATCCGTACTTCCTTTTGACCAGATACCTTGAATTCCTCAATGGCTACCTGACCACAGTTCTGCATGACTACTGGTGCAAGGATCTTTCCGAACATACCATCACCATAGTTGGACTCATATCGAACTAGACTAATATCGTACTGATTGATTAACTTGCAGATTTGCTTTAATGTTGGCGTGTCGTATCCACCCTGAATGCCAAGGAGTTCATGGATGACAACATAACCATGAGCGAATGACGCAACGCATATTGCAGTTTCATCCGCGCCACGACCAGAGGGGTCAATGAAGAGAACGGTCTGTGAGTACGGGACAAACTTAGGTTCAATGTGCATCGGCTCATAGACCAGATCTCCCTTCATACCAAACGAGGATACCCGTCGATTGACCACGCTCTTTGCATGGACTACCTTTACGGGAAATACTTCTGGATCGACATCAATAACGATCAGGTCTTGAAGCCTGAGCGGATACTTCTTGTTGTCTGCTGAAGTCGTTTTGAGTTTATAGTGGAGTTCAAAGTTTGTAGGACCAATCTTTGCTTCAAGTTCAGCAAGTTTCTCATCCGAGAATCTTTCCGGCTGAGTCGAACAACCCGGCTCCAAGCCCAATCGCAACACATAGGTATCAACATCTTCAACATCCTCTGCATTATCCAAGTCTGGCATTACTGCGGGGAACTTGATAATTTTGTATATGCCACCTAGTTTGTTGTATACGGAGTCCTTGGATTGTGGCGTACCTAGGAATCGAATTGAACAATCTTCTTCTTTGTTCTTTACATTTTCAAGCTCAAGACATCTCTCCCAGAGTTTCTCTCTGGCCTGTGGACTGTCTGAGTTCTCAGGGATCTCAATGTCATCGCCAATGATCTTGTCTGCGTGTAGACCTGTGATCTGGGAGGTGATACCTCTGGCGGTAACGGATAGATCCTGAGTGAATTTAGTTCTATTGTTTACATTAAATCCGAATGCGCTGTCCTTGTCAAACTCCTGTGGCTCAAGGGTCTTCATGTAGGGAACCAGAGTCAGGATTGATCTGGTCTGCGACACGAACTTGATGGCCTTGTCAGCCGTAGCAGAAAGTACAAGTACTGTAGTATTGGGATTCCGTAGTAGAATCCACGAAACATAACAAGCCGTAATTACACTCTTGCCAGCACCTCGCCCTGCCTGTAGGATGTGGTCACTAGGACCGTCCTGCAGCCTATGGGCTATGGCATACTGGAGTGGGGTGGGTTCACCTAGACCCAAATACTTGAAACAAAAGTATAGGTGATTACGGAAGTCGTCTATGACCTCTGGGGGTGGCTTCATGGTTTGCCTCCTAATGGCCCTAGAATGGCCTATAAACGGTTCTAATGGATCTTGGCTATCTGGGTAGCCTGAATCAAACAAAAGGCTCCTAGAGGCATTTCTGCCCCTAGAAGCCGGGTATTAAATCTGAGAAGACTTAAACTTAAATGGCATCCTAGCCTTCATGGATTCCTCAAGGGTATCCAGAGTGCTGGAGGGAATACCATCCAACGCTTCCCGGTTGTCGTTTACCACGCCGCGAACGACTTGGTATAGGCCGGGGGTTGATTTAGTATCGTCCTTAAGATCATCCAGTAGTCGTTCTACCAGACGCTGATTAAGGAGGTTGATTAGTTCTTTGTTCACTTCTTCTTGAAAAGCTCAGGCAGCTTACTTACGGGAACGACAGAACCCGCAATGTAGCCGACTGCAAAGAGCATAAGAGCGAACCAAACTGAACCTAGGAATGAATCCATATTACTTACTCACTTTCTTGTATGCAGCATCGAACGCAGGATCACTGGCTCGCATGACTGCTATTGCTTCACGAATGGTGGTTGGATCTGTTTCATCCTTGGCCTCGGCAAGAACCTTGGCTTGCTGAAGCTTTTTATCCGGGATGAACAGGCCTAATGAATAGACCACCTTTTTAATTAGAGTACCTACTCCGGTATACCAGAGAAGGAAACAAACGCCAATCACGGCCAAGGCAATAGCCCCGTATGTGATCATGTCTCCCCACCACGGGGTAGTATCTTTTACATTGCCAACCGCTCCTGCAATGTCAGCAGATTCACCTATGATATTGTGGGCATGCTTGTGAGCTACCTTGATATCGGCGGTACGAAGAATGGACATTGCTTCTTTTTGGATGTAATGGTTGCTGGTGGATATCTCTTGGGTTGAAGAGCATCCAACCAGAAATAAAAACCAAAGATAGCGAATCATTTTGACTCCAGCATTTCGACACGGTATTTCAGTGCCTTGAGATCCCCAACTACTGTTAGGATATTCTTGCCGTTCTCAATGTCAGCCTTTACTAGATCCTTTGTTATCTCCTTGAGTTGCTTTAACTCTTCGGCATTGGATTCTATTAGGGCTTCTCGCTTACCAAGCTTGACAATGACAGTGACTACACCGATGGTGAGAATAGCCAACTGCATAACAGAAACATATATTGCAAGGTTATTCTCTACCATAGTTACTCCTTATTTAACACGGAGGAAACCAACACGATGTCCTCCACCACTGGCACTGGTTGTATTCATTAAGATATAAGTTTGGTTTGTTGTTGACACTGGTATTGGAGTGGGTATAGCCCCTCTAAGAGTTAAACCAAAAGTGGTGTCGCTTACAATTTGGGTGGGTACAACAAAAGAACTCCACGGAGATAATATTCCTCTACTTGTTATAACCGATTGTAGGTGGACTCCGGTATAACCAACTATATAAATAACTTGATTTGCTGGTACAACCAACCTTACTATTCTAGATCCGCTGTTTGATCCTGCTACATACCAATGAAGCCAAACAGGAAGCCCATCCAGTGGAAAATTAAAGTTTGCAGTAGTATCAAAGTCCTTATATATACCTCCAATGTTTACTTCGTAATAACGATCAGCATTTCTAAGTAAATGCTGTGCTTTTGTGAGATAAGAGTCTATAGTAGCAGATGCGTATACAGTAATATCACTATTTTTAAGAGCATTATTTAAGGTAACAGTACCATTTAAACTGGTAGTACCACTTACAGTTAAATTATTACTAAATAATGCATTACCAGTTACACTAAGACCACTAGCTATTGATGTAGTACCAGCAGCATTAATTGTAAGTCTATCTGTATTATCAGTCTTAACAATAAAGCTTCCTGTAGCAGATGCACCAGTACCAAGTACTTGGTTTGTAGCTCCAGTTACCAAAGTACCTGAAGTTGCCATATAAGTACTAAGGCTTGATGTTAGTGCATAAGGAGTTAGTGCTTGATTTAAAGAATGTCTAGTTATAAGCTCATCATTAGCAACTGCTGCTGTCGCAATTGTATTATTTGCAACAAGGAATGCTTTACGGTCTGTAGGAACTCTTAGTATCAAATCTCCGACATCAGCAGGAGATGCTGTTGTGTTTTGTCTATTGATACTAGTTGTTGCAGTACTTGCATCAGCACCCATAGCAATCTTAGATGCTCCTGCTGTTACCGATACAGAACCTTGTATGGTTGTATTACCAACTAAAGTAGAAGCACCATCAACATTTAGTGTACCATCAATATCGGCATTATCTGCAATGTTTACAAAACCAGTACCGTTTGCAGACAAGATAAGATTTTGATTTGTTGTAGTTGTTGTAATGGTTCCTGAAGTATTACCAACCTGAATATTGTTTGAAGTCAAGCCAGCAAAGGTTGGTGTAGATGATGTACCAATAGACTGAGGTAATGTTAGTGTAATTGCTCCAGCAGTAGCTGTTCCACTTGTTGAATTTACAAGAACTTGATTTGCAGTTCCTTGTAGTGAAATAACAGCAGCAGACGCACTTAAAGTAGTAGCAAAACTTAGATTAGAAGTTCCGTTGAAAGAACCGCTTGTTCCTGTAACTGCACCAGTTAATTGAATAGTACGACCAGTAGTCCACTGTGTTGCTGTAGCTGCATTGCCTGTAATACTAGAATCAGTAAAGGCAATACTCTTAGTAGCAGAACCATTATAGAACTGTAAAGTTCCTGCGTTGTTCCAAACATCACCAGATATAGGAGTAGTTGGAGCAGAACCAGAAGGTAATACAATACTAGCAGCACCAGAAGCTGGAGTTACTGTTATTAGTTTACCTGTCATTGTTCCACCAGAACGAGCTAGAGCGGCATTTGCTGTGTTCTGAGCTGCTGTTGCTGTTGCGCTAACAGATGAAACTGTTGAGCTTAAGGAACTTACTGTGCTATTTACACCAACAGCATAGTCATAAGTATCTTTTACTGCTTTAGAAGAAGCAGCCTTAACTGAGCTATTTAGTGAAGTTGAATCAGAAAGATCTACTTTTATAACACTAGAGCCAATATCAACAAGACCAGTACCAAGTTTAATACCACCAATTTGAGCAGCAGTTGCTGTATTGAGAGTAATATCACCTGTACCACTATTGATTAATAAACCACCAGCCGTAGGAACCTGAACTAAACCTAGTGTAGCTGCGCCAGCAATGCTAGCAGATACTGATCTAGATGTTCCAAAGTTTCTGATAAACACAGAACCTGAAGGAGTAATAGCACTATCTAAATAGACAATTACTTTCTTAGGACTTACGCCTGTATCTAAACGGAAGAATCTACCAGCTGCGGCTGGAACCGCTGTACTTGGAATATAAATACGACCTTCTGAATCAGTTACTATTAGCATTTCTGCTGTTGTTGCAGCAAGAGTGGCTAAAGAAAACTCATAAGGTTTATTACCATTTACTATAGTACCAGCAGTAGGCCAAGCATTTGTAAAGGTTTGTGGGTCTGTGACAGCCTGACCATAAAGAGTAAGGGCTTGTACATACCCATAGTTTACAGCATCATTAGCGGCTAGCGAGCCACCAGAACGCATTGTAACATTAATGATTGGGTTGCTATTAGCATTAATAACACCGCCAGAAACAGCCAAAGCATTGGTGTTAAAATAGTTTAAGTTTACAACATCATTACTATTACTTGGGTCTGCAACACCAGTAATCTTTTTATTAATAGCACTACGCTGGGCTGTATATCTATCATTACCGCTATCCCAATAAACAGAGTTTGTTTGAATGAGATTAGTAACATTTGTATTAAAAGTTGATAGAGGAGCTGCATAACCATCGACATAACCCTTAGTAGCAGCATCTGCAGAAACAGCTGGTGTATCTAGATTTGTAATCTTTTGATTACCAAAGCTTACGCTTGCTGTAGGTGCAGCCATTTGATCAAGTCTATTTGTGCGAACTTGAGTATCAAAGCCTGACACATTAGCAGCAGGAATACTGCCACCAGCAATTGCTGTTACTCTTCCTTTATTATCAACAGTAATAGAATTAGGAATAGTTGTAGTACCAGCAGAGACTCCACTAGTAGCTAATCTGTCTGCATTAAGAGTACCTGTAATAATATTAGTAGCACTAATATCAAGAAGATCGCCAGCTGCTATTGCTCGTTCGGTAGCTCCTGTAATACGACCCTTAGAGTCTACAACAAGTTCAACCAAAGGAGTAGCTCCATTACCATAAGTAGATGCATTTACACCAGAAATGGGTAGATCATCTACAGTCATGTTTCTAGAAGAAATAGTAGTTGCTCTACCCTTAGCATCGACAGTCATGTATACCATGTTATTGGTATTACCAGCTGTAGATACACCATAGTTTCCTGCGGTTGCTCCGCTGTTTGCCAAAGCATCGACAGGGAGTGTATATCCTTGTCCTGAAGCTTCTGATAACTTAGTTAATGGTAAGCTATTGGTTTGGATTCTCGCTGGATCAAGCGTACCTTGTGTTAGATTGCTTGCGTTTCTAATCTGACCAAGGGTGGCTGCGTCTGTATCATCGACAGCATTAGCCATATTAGTAATTCTCAATGGAGAACCGCCATCAGGAGTTGCTGTAAAATGACCAGAGAATGGTACAGTTACGCCACCATTCATGGTTGTTCGGTGTACTGTTCCTTGTGTCAAGGCATCATAAACGGCACCAACATTGGTTGCAAAAGTTGCACCAGATACTATACCAGCACCAACACCAGTACTAAACTCTTCATTAACTTCACCAATAGACAAACTATTTAGATCGTTAATGTAATTGTTAGACATCTTAAGATCACTGCCACCTAAGAAGGGGCCGTCAACAGCATTCTCATCAAACTTCAGAATAATTTCGTTTCTAACTTTAGCAACAAGCTCCTGAAGAATATACTTTAGCTGATTAAACTGAAGATTCAGCTGTGTTGTAGTTAGTCTTGTGCCGGGAGCAAAAGTAACAATACTATCAATAGATAAAGTTTTTCTTCTAATGATTACAGTATCGGGCTGTCTTACAACGCCATTGACATTTGTACCAACATTGTTAACTAAAAAGTTAGGAATATCTAAAGTTTGTTGGGCATTATTTGAATCTAGAGTCTCTAATACAAATGTTCTAGATGATGGATAATATAAACCATTAGTAGTATAAGTTGGAATAGTACTAAGATCAACAACAGTTAAAATCTTTGTCTGTTCGTTGATTGAATACCATGCTTTAGGTAGAATAAATATTTGCCGTCTATCAGCAATGGTAAATATATTCTCACCAAACTTTGTGTCATAGCCTGTATCAAAGATACGCTCGACCTCAATTTGATCTATAAGAGGAACATTAGGAAGAAAGCTAAGTGTGCTTAAATCGAATGTTCTAGTAGAAATAGAAGGATCAAGTTCCCCTGAAAATGTCAGAGAAACTTCTGCAATTTCTAAGTTATTATATGTTGTCATTATTTCTCCGATTAAGTATCAATGGTTGTATACTTCTGTTTGAACTTGCCCTTGAATTCCATGTTTGTAATGTTTACTGGAGTAGGGTATTCACTGGAAATAGATATTGTAGTTGAGTCTGAATAGCCCATAATCTTTGTAACAAACTCTCCTTGAACTTGGAAAATTTCAAGTGGAAGAGTATCTTCATAGGCTGTGTATTCAGGTCTAGTTGGAATATAACTTGTAGTAAATGCAGTTCTTCCTCTATGAGTAACTTCAATATCATATGGGCCTGTGTAGTAATGTCTAAAGACAGCACTACGAATATTCAAGACACCATCAATAATATTGTTATTGTCATCTCTAACAAACAGCGTACTAAGTTCTACTCGCATCTTATACTTGATGCCAATATAAACATAATAATCTTGTACTGCATAGTCTGCACCAAGAACTACAATTTCTGTATATGGATTAGAACTAGCATCTACTTTGTTTGTTACAGATAATGGTTGAATAGCAACATTACTTAAATCTTCTGAAGCTGTTTCCCATCCTTTAAATAAGACTACAAAGTATTTAGATATATCTGTAATATCAGTATGTCCGGGTAATCTATAAGTAGTACTTGCTGTATATGGATCGTAGTCAGCATTCCAGTTAGTTGGCTCTATAGTGCTATTAATAACCTTCATCTTAAACATACGATCAAGACGAGGTACATATACATCCTCATTTAACATGAGATTTCTGTACAGATAATAAGCATATGTTCCTGATGTTGCGCTTGTTTCTCTTTTACTAACAACATACATATAGTTATCATAGCATTGAAGAGTTTCAATTGAATCTTCTTCTGCTAGGATATGACGATAGAATGAATTCTGAATTACTCTATCGCCACTATATCTATTGATATAACCATAGATATGATTAGGCTGATCGTCATCTACAAACAGCAAGGTATCTTGAGCTGGAGCCGTAGCAGCAGCACGATACTTTCTAGGAAGATAGCCAGCAGCTTGGCTGGATACTTCGACAGCCGAAGCAAAGCCCATGCTGCCCTTGCCTGTAAACAGGAATAGACGCTGTGAGTCAAAGAAGTATAGGCGTGATCCAATAAACTGAGGATCAAGAATAGGTGCAGTAGAGTAATAAGTTACTGGAGCTACCGCGACATTGCTTGGTGAAATCTCAGCAGTAGATGCACCAGCCAACTGGAACTGCGTATTTGCCTTTGTATTGATAAACATGTAATCTTCAAATGGAGTCATGCTTGTGATTTCACAATAGTTGTTTGAAGAGACACGAATATCAATAGGATCTGTGCTTACAATATTGGATGGATCATCATAGAATAGATTCTCGTATTCACCCATCTGTGAGGAGAATACAACATCATCCGCAGCAAACCAGAGTCTATCCTTGAATACGGCAATGCTTGTGATTGGTACTTGTCTTAGAGACTTCCTATCGACAGTTTTAAAAATACTTGGACCGGGGTTGGATCTCTTGTCACCGGAAGTTCGTGGAGTCCACTTAATGGGTTCCATCTTCCAATCAGTGACATTGGATGCCGAGATAGTTACCACCAGCTTCTGAGGCATTCGTCTTGGATCAAGATAGGAATGCTCGTCTGGTGTTCTTACCTTCTGGAGATATGGACGACCAGCTGGAGTAATTGCTGTTGTGTGTGTAATTGCTCCTGTTGTACCAGAGAAAGAATAGATTCCCTTTAAGGGATCACTAGGAGCGTAGTAGAAAGTTTTACCTGTGTTATTCCACGAAACAACACGATAGAATCCACTGGTTGAATTTAGATATGGATTTACGGTAAAGTAAATCTTACCACGACCGTCGATTATACCGTTATAATTTGTGTCTGGGTCGTGCAACAGCTTTAACATTTGTCTTGCTGTAGTATCATTGGCATTTAGATCTGAGTTATTTGAATACCAATCATCATCTTCAGGTGGTAGTCTAATTTCTCCTAGATCATCAACCTTCTGACCTAAGTAATTATAGGTAGAACTAAAATAATAGTAATCTTCAGCTGGAATATATGTAGCTGATTTACTAGTGATTTCATAAACAGAGGTATTATTTGGTGTGGTCGTCCAATCAGGAGTTACACCAGCACCTTTGGTTGATCCATTGTAAGAAGTAATTGTTCTGGTCTGACCAGAGCCAGTACCACTAACTATAGAAATAGAAGAACCAGCATAATAACCATTGACTGTTGTTTCGGTAGTAGCTAAAGTTATTGAGTTAGTTGTACCTGACTGAGCAGTACCAGTAAACATTGTGGTACTAAGATCAATTGAATAGTAAGAACTAGAACTTGGATGTGGACTCCAGCTTGGAGTAACTGCTGCTATTTTTGAGCTTCCAGTATAATCAGTAATTCTTCTTGTTTGCCCAGCTCCAGTTCCCGAAGTAATAGTAATATACATTCCATTATAAGCATCATTCGCATTTGAAGCAGAGTTTGACAAATGAATATCATTAGCACCACCATTAGTTGCTTGACCAGTATGTATACTTGGTCGCCAACCTAATAGAACATCATCTGGTGTAGCTGCTAAACCATCATCACCTTTATCATATACCTTCATTACCTTGGATGCTGAATAGTAAGTTACCTTACGACCTTCGATATCATCCGTAGCCGTAACGACACCATCAAGATCAAATAACTTTCCAGCGACATCTGAGCTAAACCCAGCCCGTACATTCTTATTGAGAATGACTACGCTTGATCCTAAGGACACGGCCTTAAGAGATTCTTTGGCAGTCTTTGTTCCTGACTTATGGGTAATGTATGCTCTAGTTGTCATACTAACTACATTACTAGCTTCTGTCTGTGTGGGTGGAGTTAGATCTTCCCATGATCCGGTAGGATATACACGGAAGATATAAAACAATTTGTCTCCATCTGCAGTTGCGTCGAAATCAATGACAACCAAGAATGTGTTTTCTTCGTTGATGCTGTACCAGTAATACCACAAGTCATGTGATGGATCTACTGAGGCAAGAGAGTAAAGATCTAATCTAATTGTATTGGAACTGAGATCCCATGATGTTGCTGTTGTTACGGTCTTTTGTGGTACGATCTCAAAGCCCGGACGCTTCTCAAAGTTTCTTTCAAGAGAGACTAGAGCATTGTCAATGTTCTCAGCCTCGTTTGGCTGTCTGCGGTTAGGCGACTGTCTGCCTACACTATTTAAGGTATAGACAGGAATCTTAGTTGTTACTAAACCAGCCCGTGGGCCTCGTCTTCGTATAGCCATTAAAAACCTCTGGTACGCCAGTACCTAAATCTGTTTGGATCGCTGTAGTAGCGAGAGCGGAATGAGGCATCCTGCAGAATACTGTTAGAGGAAAAGATACTTTTCTTCTTGTCGTTGATGTCTGCTGCTTTGTGCTTGATGCTGTGTAGTTGTTCTTGGAATCCCAAGAATGCATCGGTAGCCTCATCGCCTTGGGTAATGCTTTGATAGTGCCGCATAGCAGTGGCTAGGATAGCTCGCTGCACGGTAGTCTCAAGATTTTCCCAAGGTAGTTTCATTGTGAACTCAAGATAGTATGGACCTTTAGTTGCAATCCATATATCCGTATCTTCTGTTATATTCCACAATCTTGCTGGCTCAGAGTTATTCAATACTCTTGCCTTGATGATTGTGTCTTCTGCTGATAGATGCTGAGATACTAATTCAACAGCAAGAATGCCTTCTTCATCTGAATCAGGGGTAGGCATTCTAATATATCCATCAGTTGTTAAAGTAATCTTCTTTACAAATTTATTTGAAGCAAGACCTCTTAGCTGATAATCCAAGCTAGTCTGCTCTAGAATTGTTTCAGCAATTCCGGTGTCGATACCGGACTCACCTTCTAGGTCGGCTACAAGGTTTTCACCTGAAGCCAACAGCATTTGGTTAATTGCCTGTAACTTAGTAATTAAGCCCATATAGCCTCCTTAGAAAAAAAACCACCCGGCTCCCACTTAAGGGAGCCGGGGGTAGATAATGATCACCTCCTCTTCAAGCTAGGTTAGTAAACAAACTAAACCCCCTTTCAGAAGTGGATAAAATCATTATGCAGTTACAGCGTACTCTGCACCGAAGCCAGAACCAGTACCAAAGATAGCAGCTAGTTCAGAACGAGTATCAATCTCGGCAGAAGTATCACCAGCAGCAACGCTGGTAGTACCAACGAGAATCTGGCAGAGTTCTGGACGGAGAACACCAGTACCCTTGAGCATGCTTGCAACGGTGAACTGAGTGTTGCGGCGAACATCCTGTACGGTATCAACCTTCATACCCATGAGAGATAGACCAGCAACGGCCTCTGGCTGGAAGATTATACCAAAGATGTTGACGCTGTTGCAAACTAGGTTATACTTAGCTGCGCCAATTGATGCTCCGGTTAGATCAGCACGGGGAATGTGGTTGGTCTTGATGATCTTGACGCCCATGTAATCAAGGGTATCAGATAGTTTATTCATTCCAACAGAAATTGGAGCACCAGCACCATAGTCATCGCTAGCGGTGAACATTGGTGTGTTTGCGAAGGCGTTTGTAGCACGGGGAATACCAAGACCACGAATGACTTGGAAGACCTTTGGTGGAACAGCGCAATAAACATTCTCAACAGGGAAGTTATTTTCCTGCATGAATACGAGGTAGTTCTCGATATTCTGGAGAATGCTGAGAGCGATTGTCTCGGTGCATGCAGAAACTTCAACACCAATAGCCTGAGTGCCTGTAGCAACTACAGCTGGAGCGGGGAAGTTTGCTGCTACAAGACCACGGGGATCTGAAGTAAGTGGAGCAACAACGCTAGCAGCAATGAGAGAAGAAACAATCTGCTTATCACGGGTGTTAGCTAGTGTTAGACCGGCCTGACGAGCTAGCTCAGAACGGTAATCCCACTGAGTAACGAGCAAGTCAACATTGTCAGTCTCAAAGTGAGCAGCCATTGGGCGTGGATCAAGGTTTACCTTGAAAGTGGTGCTGCTAGCATCACCGCCACCAAGCTCTTCACCAGCACTCCATGATGGCTTGAGAGCAACGGTTCCAGTTACGGGGAACTCGTAAGAGAAGCCACCAGTTAGTGTCTTATTGGTAATAAGATTCTCAAAAACATTGTACTCATCGTAAGCATTAATTACTTCGCCAGACCAGAGTGGTAGCCAAAGTTTGTTTGCACCCGCTGCTCCACCGGCTGGTCCAGCAGTAACGGAACCGCGCATTACTAAATCGCCTGCGCCTAAATCTGAGTTAATAGCCATTTGTTTTATTCCTTATTTAAGTAGACTAAAAGTGAGACAATAATAGAAAGCTCAATCGTTCGATTGTTCCTAAAGGAGTCTACTTGCTTGAGTGAGTCCAGCCAAGGGCCATCCATTACCACTCGGGGGGATTTGCCCAGAGGCTGTCCTCAGTCAATCCGCTGTCTCAGGTGCGGATTATTTTGGTAGTTTTGTAAAGTCAGTTCGCATCATCCGTTGTTCTACATAATTGCGGAACTTAGGATCAGTATTGAACTTTGGGTTGTTGCGCTCAGCACTGAATTCTCGCTTAGTTTGGTAAGCGGTAATACTCTGCTGAGTGCTAGCAAGAGGTACTTGACCCCTTGCTGTTTGCTTGGGTTCTGCTGCCTTGCTTGTGCCAGTAGCCTTGGCATACTTGGCTTGCAAGCCATAGAGAGCAATGTCCCAAGCGGGAGAAGCGAGGTTCTGATTAATTGAATTCTGCTCAGCCTGAGATAGATTCTTGCTAGCCCAATCAAACATCTTGGCAAGTTGATCCTTGCCACCGATTAGTTCGGCTGCTTTAGAATAGGCAATCTCAAGCTTTGCCTTCTGACCCATCATATATTCATTGATGATCGACTCAGGAAGGTTAGTCTTCTTCTTGATTGTATCCAGAGTCTCAGGAGAAAGATCGTTATTGGTGGCGAACTCAACGGTCCACTGCTTCCAATCATCCTCGGTTGCAACCTGTGGCTCAACCTTGGGTGTCTCTTCTGCCTTCTTCTCTGGAATCTTCAGTACCTCTGGTACGACAGGAATTTCTTCCTTCGTTGGCGCAGCCTCCTGTTTGACCGGGTTTGCTGTAGAGGGGGTCTGCTCATACTTCTTCTTCAGGTCCGCTACTTCCTGTCGTGACTTGGTAAATTCCTTTTGGGCATTCTTGAGGCTTTCAAACCAAGCACCAGCATCCTTGAAATTCTCAGGAACCTGCATGCCTTGGTTTCTTACATACGCATCAAATGCTGCCTTCTCACGGGATAGGATAGCGTCTTCTGCTGTCGATGTAAGAGATTGTTCCTGTGATACTACTGGAGTCTCGGAGGATTGTTCCATCATATCGGGAGTCTCTTCATTCATAGTGTGTGTCTTTCGTTAGAGTTTAAAATCAATACATTTTCTTGGCTGGCTTCTTAGCCGCCATCTTCTTAGCTGGCTTTTTAGCCGCCTTCTTCATTGGCTTCTTCATTTCTTTCCTTTCTTTAGGTATACCATTTTCTGGGCATCTTTGCCCGTGCATGTCGTGGTCTTGCCACAGTTGCACTTGTATGTTTTCTTTGCCATTATGTGCTTTCTAACACTGATACAATAACATCAAGTCCTGCGGTTGACCCTGCAATTACTTTAATTGTATCGCCTGTATTTAGAGGAATAGGTGAATCTAATACTTGGTAGGTGGATTGAATTGGGACTGCTGCTGCACGAACAATGTAGTAGCCAGTTGCTCCTTTGAATAACTGAACAGATACGCTGTTGGCTAGTGTTGTACTTGTATTAGCAATATGAATTGCATTCACAATCGCAGTGCCAGTAATACCCGCATAAACTGTAGTAGCAGTAGTCACTCCAACGGATGTGGCATAGTTTTTATATGCGTCTGGCATTAGTATTTCCTTTGATATTTATGCTTATGGTGCTGCGCTTTTGTACGGGTGATCTGATGGAAGATTTGCGGATAGTCCCCATTTCCATGCAAGATATCCTTCAATGAGTTGTCTGTTGGTGTCTGTGACTGCGGAATACAAAACAACTATTTCTTTCACACTAATTGCAGAGTAATAATTTCCAACCGCTCCTCCCCGAAGAGAACCAACGCTGAAACCGTTAATAGATGCGACTAAAGAGCCATTTGGAGAATGTACTGTTGGGGTGACACCATCACGGGATAAACGAACATTGCTTGATGCGCCAAGTGCGGTGTTCCATCCAGAGAAAATGTGATAACCACCACCAATATCCCAACTGTGTGTTGAAGTCCCAACATCTGCTCCCCAACCTGCAAATCCTACCGTTGTTTGATTAGGACTTCTATAAAATGTTCTGATTCTCCCTAGATTTCCTGTTTCACCGATTCCCATAAGAACATCTTCGGTTCCACCACCACTATTCATTTTCATTACAGTAATTATAGTTACTGAAACCAAATTGGCTGCTCCCACAGAAGCGTTGCTAAGAATATCATTACTTCCATCAAATACAATTTCTGAGTTTACACTACTGTATGTGGGTTGGTTTGCTGTTGTAACCTGTGATATATTTCTAGCATTTCCACTCTTGTCGTTCCATTGAGATACGGTGCTACCATTAAGAGTTATAGTAGATGCATCGGCTGCATCAAACCAAAGGTCTGTCGTGATTTGTGATGGTGTCCAAGGAGTGCTATTAAACTGCCCCAAAGCCCTCTCAATGTAGTGCTTCAGAGCAGGAATGGTTCCCGCTTTGGTGCGGCGTTGGTCTGTGTTGCCACAGTATCCTGAATTGAGTCTCCATCTTCTCATAGGAAAAACCAACCTTTCAGTTCTGTATAAGAACCACCAGTAGTTAATCCTATAATATCAGCTACAGAATGAGTATGTACTAAATTAGCTTTACCTGCTAAACCAGAAGTTAAAGCTGTTGGTTTAACAGAAGCATCTGCAGCTTGAAGTGCATCATTTGCAGCTTTGGTAGCAGAATCGGTAGATGATTTAACATCTGAGAGTTGTTGAAGAGAAGAAGCAAGCAAACGCTGCAACTTCTTATTCAACAAAGCTTGTTGCTGTAGTTTGCTGTTTAGGTTCATTATGCAAATACTCTATAGGGAATTGCGGGAGGCGGATCGACCTGTGGAAGAGCAGCAATTTGCTCTGCAGTCAGATCAATAGTTACTCTAATATTGGTGTGAAATCTTGAATCAGTAGTTGGTGCTACCACTTCCTGTCCATTTTCATCCCATTGACCACCTTTGGTAATAGAACCAATATAATCCACATAGACACCAGAAACTGGAAGTTTAACTTCCTGTTCGTCTATGGTATGGGTTTGTAATAAAGAAGCGGATAATAAAGTTTGTTCCATTTCTTCTTTTGTGTTTAAGCGAAGTAAATAATCCATATTATACTCCTGTAGTCAAAGCATTAAGCTCTGCTAAAGTTTTTGTGATAGGCCAATATTTGAGTTCGCCGCCGCCCATGTCCTGCTCAACAAGCAGTCCTGCGGCTTCCAGCGCATCGTCCATCTGCGCCTCGGTGATGGTTCGGAGCATGAAGTCGTTCATGTGGTGAGTCCCTGCATGACCGCATCGGACAGCGTGATGGGCCAATACTTGAATTGCCTGATGTGGAAATCCGCGCTCGAATTGCCAAACGTGGAAGTACCGCCGATGTACATTTGCGTCAACATGTTCGGGGGAAGCGTCGGCGTGTTCAAGGTACTGGCGGGGCTTCCGTCGCGGAATCGCTTGAGCGATGCTGTTTCAACGGTAAAGCCGATTTTGGTGCGCGTATTTGCCGCGAGGTTGCTTCCGATTGCCACGTCGCTGCTTGCGGTCGAACTCATTGCCGCACGGACTTGCATCGGCATCGTCGTGCTGTTGAAGTACGACTGATATCCATATGCAGACCCGCTGCTATCTGCGATCCGGAAGATGTGGTTTGCCAGCGGCCGGTTTGTCGATGAAACATCTACAAGGAACGATGCGGGATTGTTTGATGTCCACCACGACGAGAAATTCGTCGATGTGATCGACACAAGATCCTGCACCCTCGTCGCCTGACTCGCGCCCGTGGGGATGTACGAGGAGGCACCGGAACCTGCTTCGACCTGTGCGCCCCAAACCAGAAGATCAACCGTGCCGGAATCGCTTGAAGTTGGGTAGACGTAGATTGCTGTGCATCCTGCGGGCGTCGTAAATTGAACGGACACGCGAACCCAGGTAGAGGATGTGTTGTTTGCGCCGCCAATCTGCGAGACATAGTTGTTGATGGATTGCGTGTAGTCAACGATGGAAGAACCAGCCGTTACGTTCCAGACACGGAATCGTGCCTGCGATCCGCCGTTGTTTCGCGCCCAAAACGAGAACGTGTACGCAGTTGATGCCGTCACCGTAATCGTTGTTGAACGGAACGACCCAGATCCAGACGCAATACTGATCCTTCGTGCGTTGCCCGTGGTTCCGTCTGGAAGACTTGTTGACAACGTTCCCGCTGTGTAGCCGCTTGCACTCCAATTCGTGCCATCAGTCACCGTAGTATTGAAATCACCGCTGCGTAGCGCAAGGTTTGTCGCGCTTCCCTCAATCAGCAGACCGCGAGGAGCTAGCGTGGTCGGGTCGTGGTCGAAGCGGGCGACGTTCGTGCCTGCCGTCGTGACGTAGCCGCTCGAATTGATGTACGTCGCCGTGGTGCTCGCCCGCGTGAACGTCAGGCGTGGATCAAGCACTCCTGTAGTAAAATCTAATGACAAAGTAGAACCATCTCCACCTTCAACAGCAAGAATACGATTCCTCTGCGTTCTCCATTCAGGTGGATCTAATGTCCAAGACCTGAAGCGATGCATTAGATTGCTCCGTAGAAAAGATTACCACCAGTAGAAGAACCACCAGCAGTTGCAAAGTATTCTACTTCAACAAGCTCGCATCCAAGAGTATCGACAAGAATCGAAGAAGTCGAATTGATGCTTGTTGAGTTATAAATCTTGGCATCACCCTGTGTCTTGGTAATTGTAGCTACAGGTAGCAAAGTAACAGAGTTAAGTGTAAGGGCTGTGGCTGTTGTGTTTAAGGCAGTTATAGAACCATAAAACAAAAGCTGAGGAACATAATATGTTGTTGTACCAACAATAGCTTTGCTCCATCCAGTTACTCTAATAGTTTGAGATGTCGCCAAAGCATTAAGCATTGGAACAATCTTAATATAGTTCAAGCTTGAGTTTGAAAGTACACCAGCACCACTTGGTGCAGTAACTGTTGGTGCTTCATTGGGAATTGTTGTTGTGTTTGTTGGGATATTAGCCGACAACCACTTCATTGGTTCCTGAACTGTTTTCAATTGTGTCATTGTATGTGTGTGAATCATTTAATATCCTTTGTTTAAATAACAGATATTGAGAGTACTTCCGAACATTGCAAGCCGTCTGCATCATTGAATAACGCAAGACTAAAAGTACCTGTAGCAGTGCCTGTCTGAGCACCTAGTTGAAATGTATCTCCATTTGTAAAAGTTACAGCTGTAAATGTATTTTCAGCAAAAGATACCCAAGCACCGCCATTTTTACGATAGTATAATATTACATTCCTAGGAACACCGCCTGTTATTAAAGTCCACTTAAGACAAACTGGTTGATAAGTTTCAGAAATTGTATTAGCATTTCTAAGAGGATTAAGTACAGTTAGCTGCGTAAGTAGTACAACATTAAAAGGGGACCAGAAAAGGTAAAGCAATGCTGGAATAAAACCATCTGTGTTTAATATTCTATTGTGATCAAGTCTCCAAAGTGGAGAAGTAAAAGACCAAGTTCTATTTCGATGCATTTCACTTTTTCTTTTTCTTTCGCTTTGGAAGTTTAGTTCCCTTTGGTGTTTCTTTCGACCAACGGGCTGCAATCTTTGGGTGGACTGCATACATAAATTTACGCTGTTGTTGAGATTTGAATGGCATTATTCCCACCTTACTTGCTTACCGCTTTTCTTGGCGCGAACGCCCTTGGCGGTACACATTGATTTGGTTGGACGACAGGCAGGATACTTCCTGCTTTTGTCGCTTGCGCTTTTACGACCACATGGTTTACCTGTCTTGCAGTCGATCCAACCTTTTCCGTTGTTTCGTGCAAACCAACCATGCAATCCTTTCTTTTTCTCAAGAGAGAAGTCAGCCTTCTTTTTTCTGGGCATTACTTTTTCCTCTTGGATTTTGAACCCCACTTTGCAGCACCGACTTTACGGCACTGAACCAAAGCACCCGAGGCATAAGCCGAAGGCCACTTCTTGTAGCGGGACTTTACTTTGCGATAGCATGCGTCTTTAGCCATTACTTCTTGCACTTCCTTCCCTTTGGGCAGCTTGCCTTTGAACCGCCGGGACCAGCCCATAGGTTCTTGCAAGCCCAATACTGAGCAGTAAGTTTGTTTTTGGCAGAGCCACACTTGTGTCTTGCACGGAAAGACTTACGGGCAGCAGCACTATAGTTATGACCATAGCCCGTAGCTCCGTAGTGAATGATCTTTTCCTGTCCATTGGCACAAGCCTTGACTACTTTTTTCTTGTTGGGATTAGGAGATTTCTGTGGTCGATTGCAAGGCATGCTTGCTTTGTTTAGTTTCTTAGCCATCACTGACCTCCTGTAAATGCAGACATATCTGCGCCAGAATTCTGTAGAACATTTAGAATGCCCTGTCCACCATTCTGTGCTAGGTCTTGCTGACCAGCACTCATAGCTAGGTTTCCAAGAGCACCAGATACGGCCTGACCACCAGCTTGCATTGCTTGCTGCTGCATCATCTGCTGCTGCTGTGCCATCTGTTCTCTCTGAATATCTTCGGCAGAGCGTACCCAATTACGAGCATCAAAGCCAAGAGAGGTAATCAAGGCACGGGCATACTCTTCCCACTTGAACGACATTGCTGCCTGTTCTGGGAGATTGCGTACCATCTCGCCCATCTGCATGAGCTTCTGTAGATCAGTGTCGCGGCTAAGAGCCTGAAGACCAGTGATTACTTCAACAGATAGTGAACCTTCTTTATCAAAGAATTGCTCATACATTCTGTTGTCTAGCTCTTCGTTTTCAATCATAAGGAAAACGCTTCGCTTTACGATTGGCTCCATAAGATCTCTGGCAATTGCAGAGAACGCACCACCCAAGACTGTCTCAAGTTCTGAGCCAATCATTCTTACGGCAGTAGCAGTAACACGGTCGCCGCTTGGAATAGCGGAAGAAGACATTAAGAATGCCTGACCGATTTCTCTACGCATTGTTTCAACAGCTGTCTGTGCAGCACCAATCTGTGGATTCATGGTCTGTGAAGGCGACAGGACAAATACATCCTGCTGTCTAATTGGAATCCATGAACCATTGGGAGCATCGGCAACATCGTCTACTTCAGAAATACCGGATGGATCTAAGCCCATCCAGAATGCTGAAGCAGCTGCCATGCCATCAAGCATTGCCTTTGTGTATCCGTCCAGACTTGATAGATCTCCTAGGATATCTTCGCAGTGCGATCTCCCGTAGTTTTCTCCGGGTATGCCATACCACCGTAGAACCGTCACAGGACAGATTTCGTATACACCCTCCGCTAGTAGCGTACCTTCGGAGTCTTCCTTTCTGTATTTCCATACATCGTCCTCCCTTAGATACTGGCAGTAGGTTGTTTTATATCCTTTCTTAGCTGACTGTGGAAGCGAATAGTGTGGACTAATTGCCTCTGGATCAACCAAGTCATATTCAATATGAATGATTTCATTTACAATGCCTGTTACATCACGCTGTACTGCGTACTGATCAAGGCGTGTGACACGGAATTTAAAATCATCCATCTCATGTACCAAGCAATCTCCAGCAACAATTAAGTTCTGGATAGCTTGATAAATTGTTTCTCTTAAATTTGTACTAATGAGTTTTCGATAGACCTGATAACTCATTGTCTCTAGATACTGAGAGATTTCTGCAGTTGGTTCGACACCACTGCGTAATCCAAACTTAAAGAATGGCGTATCATTCAAAGGCATCATTGCTGATAGCATTCGACTTGCCAAAGAAGTGACACCTCTGGAGCCAACAGATGAGTTGGGTTGAGGTAGTTCCATTTCTTCAGTCCATCCTTCGGGTGGAAGGATGCTTGGAATTGTAAGAGCTGAGCAAAGTCTAGCTCTATAAAGTTTGGATGTTCTCATTGCATCCAGCATACGGAAGCGATCAGCAAGATTGTTTGTCATTGATGCCTCCTTACTGGTTATTCATGCCATTGTATAATGAAGAATAGAAGTCAAGAGCACGAACATTAGTACCCTGAATACCCTGCATCTGGGTTTCTTCAGCCTGAGCTTGGGCTTCTAGTACCGCTTCTTGTTCAGCTTGTGACGCTTCTTGTATAGCGCGTTCTTCTTGGGCCTTAGTTCGGGATCTCTCGGCTTCTTCTCTAGCGACTCGTCGGGTTTCTGCATCTTCAGCAGCCTTTCTTCGCTCTTCTTCCTGTTGTTTTTGGAATTCTCTTTCATCTTTTAGAAGCTTCTGCTGTTCAGCAAAAGTCATTCCACCACTGATTTTAGGGGAACCACCCATATTATCTGCCTCCTTGCTGTTGTTTGAGGACAGCTTTGAGTTTGTCAACAACCTCTATCTGTCCTGCTCTGAAAGCAGCTCTTCGTGTGAAGACCTGATCACATACAGTAGGATCATACTCTAGAGGTTTATAGAGTTCTTCCAGAATCTTTATTAATTCGGGGTCGATTCTCGGAAACTTTTCTGATTTCATTTGTTAGTTCATCTAGTTTTGCATAGATGTCTTTGAGCATTAGCTTAATCTCAGGGGTATCAATCGGAGCTGATAGCCCTAGTTTTGTTATAGCTGACTGAATATTAGTTACCATGTTTTATTTCATCTTCTTTAATTGAGCTTGTAGCTGTGCTCTGTATTTCTCTGCATATGTTTTCTGCAAAGATGGACTAGCCATAAAGCGTGTTGTTTCAATAGACTCTGTTAGCTTTCTTTTAGCAGCAGCCTGTTCTGGAGTAAGCTTTACATAGTAAGTAGCTGCCATGCTTCGACCAGAACCAGAATATCTGGGTCTATCTACAACTCTTTCTCTTGTTTTTTGAAAGCGTTCAAATCCTTCTTTTGTATTTACATCTACTGCTTCCCATTCAAAAGGATTTCTTTCCCCAAACTTCAACTGGGGATTTAACATAGTTGAGAGATAAGACTGTAAGACAGCTGTTTTAGCTGTTTCTTTTTCAGAAACAAGAAATTTCTTAATGTTTTCTTCTTGCTGCTTAACACTGGTATTGAATGTTTCAATGTCTGCTAGCTTTTTTTGAGTTTGCTTTTCAGCTTCTACTGCAGGATTAAAAACATAAAAAGCGCGATCCCCAGCTGCTGATGTTCTAGCATCAGCACCCAAAGAAAACTGAACATCTTTTGTAGCTTTGTAAATAGGATCATAAATAGAAGAATAAGTAGGTGTTTCTTTAGCTTTCAGTTTTGTTTGTCCTGTTTGCTTTAGATATGCTTGCTCTCCTACCGCCGTAAAATCCAAAAGACCAGCCTCAATAGTGGCTAGTTGCTTTTGGAGTTCTGCTTTTGTAGCCATATGTTATCCTTTGAGATCTATAATCTCACACGCACCAGCGGTGCATGCCATTGTATGAGAGGATGTTGTTGTGTCTGTCTTTTCATAGAAAGATAGATGATTAAAATCGACAGGAACCATCGTATATGCATCATACATTTCCTTGGTGATTGCCTCAAACGGAGCCTGAGCATATACATGGTCAGACTTTGGCAGGAAGGAGATACCAGAGATCTTGTCAAAGTTCTCCCATACCCACTGACCTACTGGCATAAACTCACTGTCGGAATAGTTGACGGTGATGCTTGGCTTGTGCTGGCAGTAGCATTCCTGATAGGCAAGCCACAGATTAAGGTGGTCGATTGCCTGTAGTTCATCTTGTGTAAGAGAACCAGAGGGAGCAGCCTGAGCAAATGTGAATACTGCTGTTGAATCAGGATTCATTACGCAGTCTTCGACAGGAACCTGAGCATCACGCATCAGCATGTACAACGGATCTTTCTTGTCGATACGAACTCTACGATAATAGTACTCAGCATATCTTGGATGAAGACCGCTGGCCGAATTAGCCAAGCATGAGGTAGTTCCCTCTGGCTTGATGCAAGTGATTGACTTGCTTGGGTTGATACCCAGCTGCTTAGCCCAATCAAGATTTGTCTTGATAGCAACCTCACGAAGAAGTTCAAGAACATGCATGAGCTTTCCGTAACTAAGGAGGCCAGACATCAGCTTGTTGTCAAAGATGCCTGTCATCGACACGCCAAGCAATCGCTCCTCTTCACAGTTCTTTGCCCATGAGGAATCCTCACGGGAAAGATATGGAAAGTAAGTGAACATGCTTTGGATTGTGCCGATGATTGTAGCCATCTCAATCTTCTTAGCCAATGTCTCAGGTGTATCTGAAGCGCGGACTACAACGGTCGATAGGTTGCAGAACTGATTAGGTCTGAGGATAATCTCAGAGCAAGGGTTGGTCCCATAATAATATTCATCACTACGACCAGCCGTAACTGCAATAGCCTTCATCGCATCACGGTTGCAGATACCGCGCTCTCCGCTGTGAGAGTTGTACAGGTCTGTCCACTCCTCTAGGAATTGTCCCATTGAAGGGCGACCATTGTAAACAGCGGAATTGTTGGCTAGGGCGCGGTGTCCTGATGATTCCCACCAAGCACCACTCTTGCATGTTGCCATCTCACGATCCGCGAGATCACTGAGAGAGATCATTGCTGAGCGGCGAACGCCACCAACGATGACTGACTGAGCAATCTTGCAGCAAATGTCGTGACACTCAAGCGGAGTGAGTCTTCGTCCCTGAGCCTTGTAGAATGTCTGAACGACAAAGCGGAATACTTCCTCAAGCGGGGCAGGACCACTTGCGCGTCCTCCGAAAGTCTTGAGTCTTTCTCCAGCCTTGCGAATCTTGCTGGTATCCCACTTGAGGTGGACACCCATGTAAAGATTCTTGATTAGGTAATGGAGGGAGTCGCACCAACCTTCGCGGCTGTCATCGACTGTCATTACCTGATCGAACATCTTGTGTATTGTGGGAATGGTGGGAAGCTTGTCTGTGCATCTACGCTCAACAGTATAGCCAACACCAGTACCGCACATTAGAATGTACATTAGATTTGAGAATGATCGTGGTGAATCAATCTCAAGATAAGAGCAATTGTAGAGGGCTGTATGGTCGCGGTCCAGAGCTGGTCCTGCGGTCATAAGCCCACGCATTGAGGGTAGAACCTCAAGGTTTAGAATTGCATCACGAACATCTGGTCGTGAAGCTAGGGCAGGAACCTTGGTCGTAAAGTAATTCCACCAACGATCCACGGTTTCATCCCAAGTCTCACGGCGAGATTCAGAATCCATCCATCGGCTATACCGAGAGATGGCAATAAAGTTTTGAAATGTATCCATATCTGTCCTTCTTAAACGGCTAGTTTTTTATAAACCTGTACTTCCAAAACCACCAGTTCCTCTTGTAGTCTCTGGTAGTTTATCGACAGAGATGAATGGGAATTGAGTAACAGGGAGGAAAACAATTTGTGCAACACGATCACCCTTAGTTAGTACGACAGTCTCATATGAGTTGTTTACTAGGGCAACCATAATTTCACCACGGTAATCAGAGTCGATCACACCAACTGAGTTTCTCAGGGTAATACCCTTGGAAGCTAAGCCAGACCGTGGGAATACAAGACCAACATAGCCTTCTGGAATAGCCAAAGATACACCAGTAGCAACAAGGTAGCTAGCACCGGGTAACAGAGTAATATCTGTTACAATTTTTAAGTCGGCCCCAGCTGATCCTTTAGTCTTATACTCTGGTTTACAATAGTCAGTATGGAGAACCATAGGGATACTATCTGGTCTATAGGTATAAGTAGAAGTGTTGTAATTATTGTTATCAGCATAGACAGCTGAGTTAGTATCGTAGCAAGTAACTTTAGTATCCATTAGTATCTCCTTTGGTTTATTCTTCAGTAGCCCCAACTATTGGGCAGTATAGTTTAATCTGCTTGGTCTTCTTGTCGTACTCGCCATCCCGTAGGATGCGAACGCACCTAGCCATAGATAAACAATACTCATAATTATATTTAGTGCCATCCTGTGGCTTGGCTTGGTCATAAGCCGCCAATACAGCAGCGGTCCAGTTCCGGGGGTGGACATACTTTAGCCACTTCTCAGCCTTGGCTGGCCCCCACTTCCAGATACCGGGGATGTTATCTGTGGTATCCCCGGTAATCCACTGCTTGTGGAAATTCAGGTCTGCGGTATATTCATCCACAATATCTGGTGTATGTTCCTTGTCTGGATTCCAGTGCCAACCGGGTACGGATCTAAGATCCTTGTCGATTGTCACGGCAATACCCTTGCCAGAGGAAGCCATAATACCCATGATATCATCAGCCTCCAGCCTAGGTACTGTTAGGATGTCATGCTGATGGATCAGCTCCAGAGCATAGTCCATGCTATCTGGAGTCTGCTTACGGACATCCCGGTGAGCCTTATAGGATTCCCAGAAGTCTCGTCTGTAATTATCCTTGCGGCTGCAAGACATGGCAATGTATGTCTTGGTCATACCAGCTGGAGTCCAAGCCTTGATATCATGCTCAAGTCTTTCCTCTAGGTATTCTACACCCTCTTGGTCTGCCCAGAAAGCAGCACGATAACATAGGATATCTCCATCAAGCACAGCAACATCAGGTCTTTCCATCGTTCTTTTCTCCTAGGATAATATCCAGTATATGCTGAACTACTCTTTCGGCATCGGGATCACGGTCTTCTCTTGAGGCAATGCACATCTCACAGGTACAGAGGTTGCCAACCAATCCTTCTGATAGGATATGAAACCACTCCTCAAACTTCTCAGTGACCTTGTTCTTGTACTGACGCTCTGAATATTCATTACGAATAACATAATCAAAAACCTCAGTGTAGTTCTTATCTTGACCGTCGATTGCATTAGCCATTGCTTCAGATTCATGCTCACGCCATTCTGCTTTTTCTTCGGGTAATTCTCTTTTACCTGAAGAGACAAACACCGTGAGAGCTTTTAACTCTCGGGCAGCAGCAACCTCATTCATGTATCGACAGTCATCAACAATGATTGCCTTCTCATGCCAAGTATCAGGCTCTTCAGCCAAAGCCTTTTGCTCCTGCTCATACATGAACTTGATCTTTTCCTTGAACTTCTTTACCCAGAAATCCTCGTCTTCCTTTCGGGCTTCAGATCCAAGGGTCTGGCAGAATGCACGATACTCTTCGGGATTCTTATCCTTGGAATAACCACGCTTCTCTGCCTCATCCTTGAGTGCCTGAGCAAAGGGTAGAATTACAGGGGTATAGCCTTCATTGTAGGCATACTCACTTAGCCACTTGGCTAGAGTGGTTTTGCCCACGCGGGCCTTTCCACCGATCATTATTATCAGCATGTAAACTCTCCCATAATTCCTTTGGACTGAATAGATCGGGGATATCCCAACCCTTGAATTTTAAATAGTCACAGATAAATGTTACGCAACTAGCTGGTTTTTTCATACCAAAGAAACGACCAATAGCATAATAGAAAATCATCTTGATTGCGTTGATCTGACGGTATCTCTGAAAAAACTGGAAGTCATTAGAAGATAACTCAAGATCACCGATATCATATTCATAATACTTTTCTACCTTAAGTTTAGAAAGCGAGGCCACTTGCATAATCTCAGCAGCCTTTCCATCAATAACAATAACAGCTATTGGTGGTTCAGTACTAAACTCAAGATGAGCATGAGTATGCTTAGCATTAGTAAGTATGCGTATAAAGGCATAACGCCATGCTTGTAGTGGCTTGAATTTATAGAAGGCAATCTTAGCATTAACTTTCATAGAAAATTGGCATCCCTAAATATGTTGCGAGTGAATGCTCAACTCTAGCTCCTTCGGAATGCTCCCATCCATGTAGCATTACCATAGCGTTGCAGTTTAGAATTGCATTCAAGTCCCTCTTCATGCATGAACGGAGGTGTTCTTTAGAATCTTCAGCTGTTGATGGATCGAATCCTTCGTCCTCATCCATACGAGCTGGGTTATAAATCTTTTCAATCATTGGGTTCTTTACCCACTTTTTTTCTGCCTTATAAAAAGCATCAAAGTTATGATTCGGATATCCCCTCATTGGACCAGCAATGTACATAGTAAGTGAACTCATATTACTCCTTAGTGTGTCTCTGCCCAATTAGTACCTACACGATACTCGGCATCAATACGAATGTTAAGTTTAAGCATTTCTCCAGCAGTCGTTGCTGCCTGTGTAACTGCCTTGCCGAAACTATCGGCACAAGACTTGGGACAAGAGTACTGCAATTCGTCATGGATGTAGGCAAGCTGGCTTGCCCTGTGTTGAGCCGCAGCCTTGCTAGCCTCAGCCATCCAGTACTTCGATACGACCGCGCCTGAACCTTGCAGGAGCGTATTCAGGGCAGCGTGTTCGCTACGGACGGGAACCTGTCTGCCATCGGGTAGACGAACCTTTCCTGTCTTGACTGTCTCAAACCTGACGGCTTCCTGTACCTTGGCAAGTGCGGGGATTTCCTTCTGGAAACGCTCACGCAACTTACGAGCGGCATCAACGGAGCAGTCGCATACCATAGCAATCTTCTTGTCTCCTGCGCCATATAGATAAGCGTAGATGAATGATTTGGCAAGTGATCTAGTCGCAAGACCCGCAGCTTGTTGATTGTGTGTATGGATGTCTCCGGTAAGGAGAACCTTGGCATACTCGCCGTTGTCATACTTAGCCATGAAGTGAGCAAGCATACGCAGCTCAAGACCTGACAAGTCAGCACCGACAACGACATCTCCGGGATCTGCAATCCATAACTCTCTTGCACGATGGTCGCCACTTACCTGAGCAATGTTGGGCTGGCTGTGTGTGCAACGACCAGTAGCAGCACCCTGAGCATTGATGCCACCGTGAATGCGGCGATCTCTGCTTGTGTTTGCTCTGGTGTTCCAATCCTCAACCATACCCATAAGCTTGACATTGTTGAAATACTCAGTCAGCTTCTTTGCCTCGGGATAGTCAAGGGTAGCAAGCACTGCTTCGTCTACCTTTGGATTACCCTTGTCGGTCAGGGGTGGCTCCCATCCATACTTCTCGTTAAGACGGGAGGCAATCTGCTGTCGGCTACCGGGATTGAAAGTCTCAATCTTGTCCTTCAGACGCTTGCCTGTCTTTTCCGAATGGCGGATGATAATCTTGTCAGGAAAGATTTGACGCATCTCGTCCTCAATGCCAAGCTTTTCCAGCATAAGGTCTTGATACAGCTTCTCTCCTGCATCACGGTCGTAATTAAATCCATGTTCTACTTGCTCCATTAGTATCTCGGACACTCGGCTCTCAAAGCGAACCAAGTCCTTGTTCTTCGTAATGAATGGCTTCTGTGCATTATAGATTGCCATACCTAGTCTGGCATCCTGCAAGCAGTAAGTACCCATCTCATCTGAGTACTGCGCCCATCCACCTGTATAATCCATCTTAGGGAACTTAAGATACTTGCCCCAAGAAGCCAGAGAGTTGTCACCTAGCGGGTGATTGTTGATGTCTGGATGCATCAACTTGCTGATAACGAGCGTATCAACAATGCACTTCGGTCGCGCCATCCCGTACAGTCTACGCATTACGGGAAAATCGTAGCCCCAGATATTGTGTCCGATAATCACGGGCATCTCACTAAGGTACTTGACCAGATCTTTCATCTGGTGTTCTAGCCAAAGGATCGGGTCTTCGTCATTGACTTTGGTAGCGGCACATAGAACTCTAGTCGCTTCTGTATATGGCTTACCCTTGCTGTCAAGGACAAGCTCACCCAATCCGTTACCTTCAATGTCAAGGACGCATACCTTCATTTAGTTCTCCTCTGGTTCAAAGACTAGTGAGCCATCCTCAGCAACGGCAAAGCCGATCTCCTTGAGGCGACCAGTAGTATGGTCATAGAAAAGCGTAGCAGCAATACCAGCCCGACCTGTCAGGCGATTCTTGAGTACGCGAACAATTGTAGTATTGGCAATCTTGTGGTCTGCATTCTGACGATCACGCTCAAGGGCAACGACTGTGTTAGGTACACTAGCCAAAGCACCAGAGCCTCGTAGATCCTGCAGAGTAATGCGGTCGCCTTCCTCATATGCTTTCTCCGACTTCTTAAGCTGAGATACGATGTCGATGTGGACACCTGTACGAACAGCCAGTGCTCTCAGTTCCTTCATCAATGTGTCGATGATGATTCGCTCTGAACCACCACCCTCAACATCCTTGTCATGCATTCCCATTAGACCAGCCGCAGCAGCGGTGATATGATCAAGTACGATTACCTGAACACCAAGGGACACAGACATGAACTCCATACGAGCAAGCAGATTCTGCATGGCGTTATTGCCAAGGTGATCATAGATGTAGAAGCTAGTCTCGCTGAGCTTGCGCTTGGCGGTATAGTACTCTTCATCGGTAAGATCATCAATCATCTGCATATGAATGGGATTCTTTCCCATTTGCACACGGAGGTCATTCATCATGCGACATGCACGGATGGCACGGACAGGCTTGTTAAGCATGAGGCTGATCATGTCATCCATTGTCTCCTGAGGAGACTCCTCAAGCATGATGCAGCCTACGCTGCGACCTTCGGAAAGGTGGTGCATCATCAGCTCACGCAGAATAGTAGACTTGCCTGATCCTGTGCCAGATGCCCATAGGGTAATCTCGCCACCACGCTGTCCAATAAGGAACTCGGAGAGTCCATCATAGGGGAAGGGGTAAACCTTCGTAGCCGTAATTGTTTCCGATGTATCTACAATCTTGGAGATATGTAGGATCTCATCTGGAGAGTACTGGTGCGCTTCCCAGATAGCAGATACAAGCTGCTTGGTCTGGGCATTGACGAGACACTCATTGGCATCCTTGTAGGGAAGCTTGGCAATCTTGCACTTGCCCGGAGGCAACAGCTCAGCCACTTCGTTAGCAGCCTTGATACCCGGATCATCCATGTCAAAGCAAAGAACAACCTCTGCATATGAATTGATGAACTCAAGGTTATCACGGATAGACTTGGCAGCAGACTGCGCTCCATTTGGGATGGATACGACAGGCCATGTACCGCCAAGTACCTGATTGACAGTCATGCAGTCGATCTCACCCTCGGTAATGACCAGACGCTTGCCACCATTCTTCCATAGGTTCTGTCCAAAAAGCTCAGCACCCTTTGCCGATCCTTTCCAAGCAAACTGCTTGTTAGGACCACGGAGATGCTGACCTAGTAACTCGCCATTCTGATAGTAGTTGGCGACATGAACCTCCTTGCCATTGACCTTGGCTACCTGATAGCCATAGAGTCGGCAAGTCTTTTCCGTAATACCACGATCCTCAAGATCAATGTAAGAGCCAGCGATAGGCTTGAACTCCTTAGTCTGTATCGTAGTTGTTTCATCTAGCATCTCTTTTCCTTTTGTGTTACGGTGATAATTGCACTTGAAACAATATACATGGTCATCATAGACCGCGAGATTGTCTCCGCTGCGATCTTCACCTTTAGATGTACAGCGGGGGCATTCGGTTTTCTTTTGGAACAGACTCATTCATCACCAGTTCTCTTCGTTGTAGGTAACACCCTTGCTTACTGCAATGGTGCGGACAATCTTAAGAAGCAACTCATCAGACATACTAAAGGCAACCACCGGAGTATCCTCACGGGTACGGAAACCATCAGTATGCGGAGTCTCGGAGATAATAAAGTATGCAGTAGGAGACTCAGTTGGAAACTCAATCTTCATATAGAGCTGCTTAGATGGTTGGCAATCGCCACCACCAATAATCTCTGGACCACCACCAACGGGGAAGTTCATCTGCAGCCACTCACTTGTATCAGTGTTATTCATCATTCGTCTTTTCCTTTACCCCAACCTAGTTCCGGGGTGTATGGGTTTCTCATAGACTTGAACACACCAGCAATCTCATTTCTCAGATTGTCACGCTGTTCAACCAGTTTATCATACTTTGCCTGAGTCGATGTACCATCTGTCTCAAGGCGTCCAACCTTGTAGCTAAGGGCTGCAAGATCATAGACCATCTCCTCAAGTTCACTTAGTGTCTTTGTCATCGTTGTTCTTATTTGTTGGATTGAAGATAGCATCATAATTCTTTTCATACTGCTCACGGTCAACCGGACGATACTTATCGCCCTTGCCAGCACCAGTAGTATGATCTCTTTTCTTAGCTTTTAGCCACGGTTTATTCTTAGACATATTTATCCTT